GCTTGAGGACCTGATGAAACTCGCCCATTAATAATCCAAGACGATCCATCATATACCATCAATTTATCGATTGATTTATTATACCAAGTTTGTCCAATTTGAACTTTTGCTTTATCAAAGTAAGCTGGATCTGGTTCATATGCAAGAGGACTTCCTGCTTGCACTCCTGTACTTGAAAAATTTTCTAGAAGATGAAGAAAGTTTGTATCCCATCCTTCACCATATTCAATTCTACCCGAACCATATAAACTTAAATTTGTATCTACATTTTCTGATGTTCTGTTTATAACAATATCATCTAATGCAGTATCTGTATGTGAAATTACGTAAAGTGTAGTCATTATGCTGTTCTCTGCCAAATATAAATTGCAAAATATGGTGGAATGTTCATATCAGTTCCAGACACACCAGCTGATGGGTGAGTGTGAGATCCAGACGACCCAGTATTGCCAGGTTGGTCAAGTACTGCTTTCGTGTCACCACTCGCTCCTGTATTTGCTGGTGTACCACCACCTGAAGTGGAGTGGGTGTGAGATCCAGCGGATCCGTGACTGTGAGATACGACAACCGCATCTTTATCACCACCAGTAGCACCACCAGATCCATAGTTAAATCCGTCTCCGTTATCACCAGTTCCAACCAAAAATTGTCCTAATATTGCTGTCCAAGTTCCAAACCCAAGAATAGTGTTAGGATTTGTAGATGCGACTGACATATAAAGTGAATTAAGCGGATAAACTTTTTGCAATAAAGCTGTTCCTGTATCTACATATTGTTTTGTCGCAGAATGAAGATTTGATGTTGGATCCCCATCAAGAGTTAAATCTCCCGTCAATGTTCCACCAGCTAAATTAAGTTTGAGTGCATCTTGTGTGTCAACATATTCTTTTGAAGCAGCACCAGTTGCTGAAGGAGATGCAGGCAATCCAAGCACCTCGTTCGATGACATCTGAAGATCGCCTGACATCGTATCACCAGCTTTAAGAAGATAGTCACCAGCTACACCAGACCAAACATCAGGACCAGTAGATTCTAATGCTTTAAGTGCATTTGCGCTAGTGTCAAACCACAAATCACCAATCTGTTTTCCGCTTGGTGCTTGAGGTCCTGATGAAACACGACCATTAACAATCCAGTCAGTTCCATCATATACCATCAATTTTTGAGCTGAAGAGTTAAACCAAGTTTGTCCAACTTGAACTGTTGCTGGATTAAAGTAATTCGTAGTAACATCAGCAATGACTTCAGTTCCAGGGCTACCAACAAGAGTTGCAGGAACCCACGAAGGTGGACTTCCAGCAAGAATTCCTGGACTGGAAAAATTTTCCAGCAGCTTTACAAAGTTTTCGTTGAATTCTGAACCGTATTGCAACGATCCAGCACCATACAAAGTAAGGTTAGTACTTTCACCATATGTTGATTCTGGTCCATCAAACTTGTTCGGAGCGACTGTAATTGCACCTACTGCTGGATCCGTGTGCGTTATGATATAAATTGCTGACATTTGTAATACGCTCTCCTTAAAATATGTTAAACATACGTATAAGTGGTATTTATGCGAGGGCATAAATCCGCTAATGTTATATTTATGGTAGGAGCCAAACAGGAAGTTTGGGGTATTAAATATCTAACTCTTCGACGTACTTTCTCATTGTGACAACATCTTCAGGATGCTTACTAAATTTAATCGTCCAATATTGTGGTCTAATAATAGATTCCATTATGATTCGTTGCTCATCACTAACGCGATTAATAAGCATTTCCTTAAATTTTCTACTGAATAATAAAATCCACGGAGATAACCGTCTTTCTCGAAGAAGCATGATCACTTCGTTTGGTTCAAGTACGTTAAACACTTCTCCAGTTTCACAGTCAGCAGCGTCAGCAATATTAAATATTGTGTTGATTGTTATCTTCGCTTGACTAATTGGAGTTGCTCGACGATCAAGGAATTCGAGATATAAAGCATACACTTGATCGTTTGTCCAAATCGTTGGTGAAATATCTTTCTCTTTCATCAGATTGATAAACGCTTCAGGATCAGGAATATTTAACCTCTTGACACTTTCGGCGAATCTAACAAACGATTGATAATATTTTGATTTGGAGAAAGAATCAATATGTGGCACCATCCGACGATATGCTTTCATCCACCGTTGATAAAACGCCCACGCTGCTTGTCCAGTTGGAGTTTGCAGTTCGTCTATCCGTTGCATTTGTTTGCAGTAATGCTTAACATAACGATCTTCTGTTACGAATGTTGCAGTACAATAATTACAACTAAATCTTTCTTTGTTCATCGAGTCTTCAATTCTTTTTTAATTTTTGCGATGTCTTCTTTCTGTCTACCCAATTGTTCAGCATATTCTAAAATATCTTCGTTTGCCAATAGTGGTAGTGATTCAATTGCGTGTATCGTACTATAATTAAAGAACTCTTTAATCACACTAATAATTGCTGGTGTACTTGTACTCTTTTTTGATTGTGCTTTGTTCCAATAATATCGTTGCACCTTTCCGGTTGTGCAACATGTCATCAACTGATACAATAATTCTTTGTGTTTAGTAAACGCAAACACAAAAGGGTTAACAAGTTCATTGATAAAATAAATTTGTCTTGCGTCCTTTGTTCCAGTCAGCCACCGCATCGTAACAAGTGGGACATATCCCTTTTGTTCTTCTTCGGTTAAGTCTGCGTAGAAGTCAACATTCTTTTTACTTGTGTTGTCTAATACGCGAAATATATCAAGCTTTCTAGTCTTCTGTGTCACGCGTTATTCCATCCCACCAGAATCCGGTGGTATTAATTTTACGATTACAAAATTTACATTCGATGTGATCTTCTTTATTAATCAACTGTTCGAGAGGATGAATACATTCTTTGACCATCTCTTGACGAAGTGCAGCAATGTCATCAGCAATCGGTAACTTCGATGCCATCAGATCAAGAATCTCTTGTTCGATTGGTCGTAACAAAGCAATCAACTTAACCATGTTGTTCATCTTGCGATTCCAAGATGTCTTTTCGCTTCTGGTTGCATCGTTCGCAATCGATTCAAACAATTGTCGAAGTCGTGCTTCCTGATCAGTCTCGTTTTCTGGTTTCTTTTTTCTAGCCATTATTCTACTACCTTCATTGCTCGTTCGTATGGTGTTTCTTCTTTTGCCATATCTCTAATCTTCTGCAAAAGTTCTTCTGCGGTAGTTTCAGGAAGAGTTTCTACTTGTGAACCTTTGGCGGGACATTGTGAGGGAAAGATGAAGTCTTCTTGTAACGAAAGTGGATCGTATGTTGTTATCACACCCCAATGTCCATTATCGATATCAAATTTCGCAATATCGTCCCAAGTTTCAGCAACTTCTTTCTCACCTTCTTTCTGATCATAATATTCAGCCCAATCACTTAACAGCATTTCTTTACCATCAGGATCGACGTAATACATTCCCGCATCTTGTTCGTTTTGATTATACCAAATGCTACCCAAGTTTACATTCTCTATTTTGACGTCAACTGTGTTAGGTTCTTCTTCCCACCCACCATCTCTAATCTGAGCTTTACCTTGTTCGTCTACCACCCAGTCGTCTTGAACCCAATCTGTTCTATCGGTTACAGGCTCACCCACAAATTGAAGTTTCGCACCTCCGCCTCGAACATCTGGACCTGCCATACCAATATTTTCATTTGATGGAGGTGCAAGTCCAATAATTTCATTTGGAACTCTTGTTGCGTCAGCAAGTTGTGCTTTTAGTTCTTCAATCTCTTTCATCAGTTCTGCGGTTGGCGAGTACATGGAAAGACAATCCCAAAAGACTTTTGCAGCTTCATCTGGATTATAATTTTTACCATATTCGAGAGTACCATCACGTTGAATACTAACCAGCATATCCAAATCGTCACCGCCATTAATCGTTAAAATATTATCGTCGATAGTTGCGGGTACAGGCTGAAATGCATAACCACCAGATGTAGGCCCATTATCAAATGTAAGTTCTTCTTGTTTGTTTTCGTCTACAAATCTTTCCCAACCATTCTTGATACTTTCTTTATTCATTATCATTCTCCTATTAAATTGTTGCAAGTCTTATAAACATTGCACATGCATTTATTTCTGGGTCTGCTACAACACCATGTTTGTATAGGTGATCAGCAATAATAACAATTCCTGCCTCCCATTTTTCCTGATTTGAAAACTTAGCACCCTTCTCTAAATTTTCATATAAAAATCTGTATACATCTTCCCACTCTTCTGCTGAAACTGCTCCGCATAATAGCTTACGAATGTCAAACCAAAGATCACGTTCAATTAAATCAAGTAACTGAAACTTATAATCTCCTGCCTCGTCTGTGGAAGTTGGTTCCAGTAAAACTCCATCAACAGAATTTTGTTGAAGAAGTTGAATGATCTTTCGTACATCTGGATAACCTGCTGCTACATATTTGTCAATTAGTTCGAGATTGAACTTTATGTGTTCTGTTGCAAGAATCTCAACAACTCTTTCTGCAATATCGTCTTTGTCGAATGACTTAAAACGATAATGCTGACAACGAGACGAAACTTGTGGAATGATTTTGTGTTCGTAGTTGCACGTAAGAATAAATCTGGCTGAATCTGAAAACTCTTCCATCATTCGACGTAATATCGCTTGTCCGTTGTGAGTTATGTAATCAGCTTCTTCAAGAAGTACAACTTTAAAAGGACCGATTGCAAACGTTGATATAAAGCTTTTCAACTTATCTCGCATTGTATCAACAGAGTTTTCATCTGATGCATTAATGATCAGAATATCTGTCTCGTCGAGATCAAGTTGTTGTAATAGGATCAGAGCCATTGTTGTTTTGCCTGACCCCTGAACTCCAGAAAGAAGGAGATTTGGAATGCTTTTTTCGTCCAGCATCTTCTCAAAAGATACTTTTTGGTTTGCTGACTGGAAGATATAATCTTCTAAGTTGGAGGGTCTGTATTTCTCGACCCAAAGTTTTTGTAATTGTGTATTCATTATTGTTATTATTATCCTATTGACATACAGTACTTTCAATAGGTAGCATACAATACTCCGTATGCAAAGTCAACAACTATTTGTGTTTCTTCTCGAACGGTTTTCCTGTTCCAGCAACCGAATTAAAGTCTGCTACTTTAATTGGGGGTAACACATCAGTTGTTTTGATTTCCGATTTTTGTTTTATTGGCTCCAATTGTGGAAGACGATCTTCTTTCTTTGTTGCCTCAATCAACTGTTCTCTTTCTTGGTTGTTTTGTTGTAATGCTTTCTTTAATCTGGTATTCTTTTGCTGTTCTGTCTCAGCTTTAGGTTCAAGTTTTTCCATGCTGTCGACAATAGATTGCGTTGGCTCTTCTATTGTTTCAATTGTAGGTTCAGGCTCTTCATGTGTTTCTTCATCCGTGAAACTATCAAATGATGGATATTCTTCTTTTGTGTCATCCAATACAAATTCTGATACCTCCGCATCATCAACTACTGTAAATGGAACATCAGGAGAATCGAGAACAACATCATTAACAGGCGGAACACCAGGTGCTGGACCTAATGTGACTGCTTGTTCTTTGGGTTTGGTTTTCATTGACCATTGAATTTGTTGAGCACCTGCAAGTATTAAACAAATAGCAAGTGGATCGAATACAAATATTAACATGATGATAACCCATTTGACTGCTTCTTCTAACAGTTCACGATCAGCTTCCTGACCATACACAAACTCTGCGATATATTTGATTGGGCCTACTTCAGCTTCTAACTTTCTGTACTCCCCTTCTAATTCATATCTCGCAGTTGTCAATCTTTCAATCTCTGCGTTCGCGTTGGTAATTTTTGCATAGTGCTCATCGACAAGTGCTTCAACGTTTGTTGTTTCTGTAGTACCAATTTTGCTACGTAATCTGTTAATGAGTGTATTTGATTGTGCAATTTGACTTTCTGCACTTTGACGCAAACGAGTAATCTCAGCTCTCGCTGCGAGAATTGCTGAATTGTTTTGTGACACGTCTTCAATCTTAGCAATAAGTCTTGCAAGTTCTTTTTCTTGTTTCCCTACCCACTTTTCAGCAGCAATAACAGTAAGTCCTTTCCAACTTCCATCAGGTTTTGTACCGATTAACGATTGTGCCTTTTTGATCTCACCTTCATCAATATATCGTTCGTACAAAATAAGATTTGCTTTTACTTTGTCGAGTTGTTCTTGATAAAGTTTTGTTTGGTCAGCGATTATAACGTTTTGTTCGGCGAGTGCTGGTTGAATTCTTTCATACGCTGAATCAATCCGAATCTGTTCTTGATCGATTTGCGCTTGGAATTTTGTATCAGTTGATGCACCAGCACTTTCTAATGAATCGATTTTAATAGTTGATCGTTCAATGATTTGCCCCTGACGAGTAGCTTCATTTGTATATTGTTCGATCTTTGCAACATTCTCTTCTGATGCTGCAGTTTGTTCAATGTGAGCTTTACTCAGGAATCCAAATATACCCATACTTGTAACGAGCATCAACACAACTGTCGCCGTTATTAAATATGATCGCATTAAATTATTAGCTCGTTGCCAGTTTTGGTGCAACCAAACAGCAGTGACAACTTTACCAACTTCTAAGCTACCACCCATCAGAACGATAGGCAGGAAGGCCGCTGCAAAAATTGCAGTCAAGCCAATGATACTATACCACGCAGCAATTACACTGATTGTTAAAGCAGTGAATAAGGTGAAGATTCCAAACCACATTACAATTAAACTCCCTTTAAATAATGTTTTTAGTCTTTTGGATAGTCACTGGAAACAGCCATTACTTTTGTAATGTCCGTTTTCCAAACTTCCACATCGTCATGCTTAACTCCTTTTGTCCACATCAACGGTTCAACGAAAATGAATGTTCCATTTTCTACTTCATCTTCTGGTACATCAGGACCGACAGCGACAACTTTGCCCCATCGTCCACTTTGCGCAGAGTCATCAGAATTTCCTCTTAATTGAAATCCCCAATCTGTTTTTGTTTGAAAGAAACCTTTTTTAAGATCGTCTACAAAAATAAACAAAATTCCGTCGAATAGTGGTGTTAGCATGTTTTATTCCTCTTCTTTTTTATCTTCTGTTTCTGTTTCTACTACGTCTTCTACAACTGGCTCAACCTTTTTTATTCTTTTGACACGACGACGAAGTTTACGGTCGATAAAATCTTCACGCTTTTTTACATCGGTTGTTGGCGGTGCTGATGCAATTTGCTGTTTGATCTTCAACAAATCAAAATCAATCATTACGCCTTTCGCACTTCTAGTTTTTCTTGGCATTTAGTGTTCTCCTTATATTTATATTCGAAGAAAATCGGTTATGTCAAGCTCATGCTCAACACTATCGACATTATGTACCCCAATTAGATACAATAAGTACGATGATACACTACTACCACGACCAACGCCCCACACGACTTTTTTCGAATCAAGGGTATTTATGATATAAATAATCGTCCGTAATACGTTTTCTAATTTTAATCCTTTATATAATTTTATTTCGTCTGATATGCGAGTTGCGCGGGTTTTCCAATACTGCTCAGAATGATCACCATCTAATTGATATTCATCCTCAAATCTATCAACAAAATATGTTGCAAGATTAAGGTCAAGATATTCTTGTGGAATGTTCCATGTTGTATCCAGTTTTGTGATGTCATCCTTTATTTTAATTTGTTGATCGGACGATACAAGTACATTGAATTGTTTGATATCATCAGTTATCTCATCTACAAATAACCCACTAGTGTCACCACTTAAAATTGATAACAAGCTGGTTAGTTGATCGGCTGAGATTGTAGAATCCCCATCGAACCATAACGTTCGATCATTCAGTTCTGTTTTATGCGAATGCACTCTTGTAATCACCATCAGCTGTGTCGATATTCGGCGTCTTTACTTGCTCTTGTCCTTTTGCAATTGGCGCGTCTGGATTCAACTCTATATTTTTCGTTGGTGCTCGAAGTTGCGTATCAAGCGCACTCGGACCAGGAATTACTCCACCTTCTTCATCTTGCATTAAAACACCAGGTTGTGGCTGGTGATGAATTACTCCTTGCGACATTGGTTGATGCGTTGGATAAGGAACGAATGCTTGTTGTGATGCAGCGATATTATCAATCTTTTCGCGGATCTTTTTCCACTGAGTAGTGTTAGGAGCCCAATCATCTTCTTGCATTTCTTCTACACCTTGTAACCATGCTCTAAATTCTTCGAGCGATATATTATTTTTATTTTCTTCTGCCATTTTATTTCTCGTTTAATTGTAATTCGTTTGATGCATCAATATCAAAGGTAGTAGTTGTCTTTACATTATCTGGATTTGCCCAAACTAACGTATCTCCACATGTTATTGTCCAATCTTGATTCGGTAAAACAGGTGTCGTCGTTGGTTCAATCCATGGATTGAACGGTGTACCAGAATCATCGTATGGAAATATTGGATGCGTGAATGGATTTTCAGGTCTGCCAGGAATGAGTGGAATTTGTGGAAATATTGGTTGATATGGTTCTGCCTCAACTACTTTATCCATCATTTTCTTGATCTTCTTCCAGTCGTTAATGTCGGGTACAGCGCCACCTTTACCCACTACTAATCCTGATAACCATGCTTTAAATTCGTCAAATGTTATTGTTGGTTTACTCTCAAATGATTCTAAATCATCCATGTCATCTCTCCTATGTTAATATGTCGCCTGTGACTAATTCTTTTAGATATTTATTGTATGTATCAGCAGGGGCAATATTAACCCATTCTTCTGGGCCTATAGGATGACAAAGCATTTGATGTTTATTCAAAGATGGTGCTACGTGTTGATGTTCTGGTGTGTAATCGACCACCGTGACTAATCCTGCCTCAGATCCGTGAACGTTTGGTCCTCCGACAAGTGCAGTGAACTCTCTTCCAGCAATATCTCCAACAGGAACGATGTCAAGTTGTTGAGTTTCTTCAGAGAAAACAAGGATGTTCCAATTTGATGGGACAATAAAATTGAATCCTCGAATATTTAATGTCACTGATGGACTAATGATTTCTTCCAACACAAGAAGCGGTGTCAGAGTAAAATCCAATATGGATAAATCAATCACCCAAAAGTATTCAGTTAATGTTGGGGAGTAAATGCTTTCTAATATTATTGCTTCAGAATTGTCATCGAATATTAACATATGTTGCCTATTTTTATTATTATTGCTACATTATAGATTACTTTTGGGAAAAAGTCAACTAATTAGTGTAATCAACTTTTCTCTTCTTGTGTGGGTATTTTGCTTCCTTATAAAACTTTATTCTTTCCCTAACATGTTTTTTACCGTATTTCAAATCGGTACAAATATCTGTAGCATCCACATGGTCTTTGTCTGGTGCTTTTCTCAATCCACGTCCAATCGTTTGAATTACCCGAATAAAAGATTTCCCGACATCGATGAATATCAGATTAAATATTCGTTTAATGTTTAATCCTGTACTTGCGATATTAACAGTCGCAATTACAACAAGGTTATCATTGTCTCTAAACAATTCATATATTTGTTTCCTTGCTGCCTTTTTATCTTTTCCGTAAACAAAAATAGCTTCTGGAATCATCTTTGCCAACTTTTTACCAAAGTTAATACCATCTACCAAACAGAAAACGTTCCCCTTTTTCATATCACGTTTCGCTTCAATGTACATTGTAATCCATTCAAGTCGTTCTTTGTTAGATTGAAGGTATCTTTTTTCAGCAGCATATTCTGGAAAGTATGAATCTTTAAATTGAATATACGTCATCTTCTTGTGCAGAGTTTTTGACGTATCAGACATTTCATCCCACTCGACCAAATAACGTTCATATTGTTCAGTAAAATCTTCTTCCAATTGCATGATGTTAATATGAATTGATGCAAGGTATCCTTGTGCTTGTAAGACATGAGCAGGAATTGTATACTGAACATCTCCAACAGCAATACGAACAGCCATTGCATCAGTTTCTGGTTTTGGAATTGTTGCTGTTAATCCGAACCGATATAATATTCCTTTTCCGTGATTGTTAAGAAGGTCGGTTAATACTTGACCTTTCAATCCGTGACATTCATCAACTACAACTAAATCAAATTCACTAATTATCTTTTTGTTGTTCTGTAATGCTTGCCAGGTTGATATTACGTGTTCGTGTTTGATGTCTTTAATGTCGCCACTATACTCACCAGTATCTAATCCCCAATAGATAAACTCGTCTTTTGTTTGTTGAATCAAATCAGTATTTGGTACAACCGTAATTGATTTCAATCCAAGTTTACCATACGATTCGACAAGGGCGGCATTCATTATTGTTTTACCAGCACCAGTTCCTGCTACACCGATTCCACCACCAGACGTTATCAATTCATTGACCATGTCAACTTGATATGGACGAAGGACTATTGGTTTACCAGTTTCAGGATCATCAATGTGACTGAAATAATGTTTATCTATTAATGGAGGTTCAGATGGTTTTCCTAACCGCTGATCATCAAGTTCAATTTTATAACCGAACGCGGATAATGCTGGAATGATTGAAGACAGCAAGTATGTATACGTCTTTCCCGTTTTATGGAAATAACGAATCTTACCATCCCAAGAACCAAGTTTGAATTTGGGATTGAAGAAATAATTTGGAGCATGTCTGGCATATTCTTCAAAGAAATATAATGAGTGGTCAGGTGTTAATCCAACAACTACACAATTTACTTCATCTAATATTTTTATTTTTACTTGTCTGGATTGCATCGTTTTTATTATTAATTTCTTCTTCTGGAAGGATAAGATCTGTTCCTTCATTTGGTTTGCATAAACTACACAAGATGGAAGGATACTTTCGGTATACTCCATCTACGCAAATGTGTGCTAATATAGTATCAGATAACTGCATCTTCCATCGCTGCAACCCTAATCTTAGTAATATTATTTAAAGCGAATCCACGCGACTTGAATGCATCAACAACGCGAACGAATTGATCGTGCGTTTCCTTTACTTCAAGATAAACTTCATATATGTTCAGATACGATTCTTCTTTATCAATATATTTGTCTTTCCCTCGATCAGTTAATTCTCTTGAGTAAGTTTCCGTATAATCCTTAAACAGTTTTCCTCGAACTTTGTTCACTTGTGCTTCAAAATATTTAACTAATGTGTGCAGTTCGATTCTCCGTTCGTCATAGTAACTCTGCCAACCAGGATGTTCGCGGTTTGCGTGCTCTAACTTCTTTCCTTTGATAATCAAATTCTCCTCAACATCTTCAAGAGCGGCATCGTACCGATCTAAAATTGTTTTGAGATTTTCATTACCATCTCCAAGTTCTGCTATAATGCTCAATGTACTTTCTTACTTGGTGGGGTTAGTTTCATACTTTCGTATTGTTCATCAGTCAAATCAATTTCTGCTGAATAATCTTGATTGTATATTGCTGTATCATCTTTGTCCGCTGGATCAACACCTTGATCTTCGAGCAAAGTATAATTTTTTGTTTCACTACCTTTTAGAAATTCGAAAACGTCCTCAGCAGATCCATCTAATGCAAGTTTAACAGGGATTCCAACACGAACAATTCGACGAAGTCCATCAACATTTTCTTCGGTCACAGTTACAACTTTTCCTGTATCGAGTTGTATATCGTCACCAACCGTTAATTTGATATTTCCGCTTAACACGACTATCTGATCTTCTGGAATGTATTGAACTTCTTCCCACGCAAGCGTTTCATACTCTTCATCAACTAATGTGAGTTCGATTCCTTTTGTTACATGCTCCATTGATTTAATAATACCCATCGTATGTTTTCGATAGGCATTATATCGTTTAATGAACATTTCTTCAATAGAATTTACGTCTCGCATATTATTTCCAGATGGTTTCTTGTACGTCCATAAGCAACTTCGCAGCAAATTTAAGATCAGGTTTTTTGCGAAGATTAGTACTTTGATACAACACCATACGAACCTCGTTATCCATAGCCTCAGCATATTTAACAATTTCCTCATATGTCCATGCGCCATCGCGGATTCGTAATAACTCTTCCGCATCAGGACGCTTAACTACAATTTCTTCATCACGCAGTGCTTCAATTCCCATTCGAAGAAGTCGAACAAGATGCATAGCGTGTTTTGTATCGTAACCATGTTGTTCCTCAAGTTCACCTCGAGCCTCGTTACGATTTTCTTTCCAAGACCAGTACTGTTTATGTTTCTCAAGTGCCTGGTTGTATTCCAACTTATTGAATTTGACAATGATTAACGGAACACGCTCAGGACCTGTTAGTCCAATAACAGATTCATCAGCATTCGTATTTAACCGAAAGTCTTTATCAGATGTTTCGTATCCTTGAGATTCAATAACACCGTATGTGTTATCACCGTAAGGAATTAATCTGTGTCCACCACGAAACCGTTCCATGTCAGCTTTGAACATTTTTTCATCTGTAAAGTTTTGGACTAAAGAAACAAAATCAATTTGCCTTGGTGGTTGTTCACTTTGAGGTTGATTGATCCACTTATTGTGACCTTTGATTCTCTTCAATTGAGACAAAGCGTATCCACTTGTGGTAAACGCAATCTTAGAAGACAACAGTGCATGACGATGACTACGAAGTAGATCGTATGCTTCTGTTCGAAATGTGATGTCGTCAGGATCAACCCAAAGCGTTTCAATAACGTTGGGATTACAATCGAGGCAAAGTTTCATGAAGTGAGAAAGTTCAAATAGTTTCGTGTCTTCCTCATCTTTGTCTTCGCATTCACGAACAGGGAAAAATGGTGTCAGAATGTTAACAGGATCAGCACAAAAAACACCACGAAAGTCAACATCGGATGTTGGTAGATTTGTCCCATATGAAATTGAACCTGCATAGTGTTTAACCAGCATGTTCTCTTTCATCATTTCTTGTGCGTTTTTAATCTTCATGTTATCTCCAAATATATCTACATAGATATATTCCTAAAATATATCGGTACAGATATATTATACCCCAAAATGGGAATGAAGTCAACAGTTTAGTTATTCATCCTCGTCGTCGTAAAGTGCGGGATCTCGCTCTTTGAGAATTGCTCGGATTCTTGGATGCTCATAATATTCACTTTCATAAACGTTATCCCAATCTTGACCTTCAAGAACATTGAGTAGATTGACGATGATTTTGTTTTCAAGCGCCTCGTCTCCAAGTTCAAATAGAATATCTTCGACAACTACGTCGAAGATTTCTGTTCCACCATTCCAACCCATTATTCTATTCCTGCCTTTTTCTTGCGACGAGATTTAGCCGTAAGTTTCTTGATTGCATCTTCGTCTTCTTCCTCGTCATCAGACTCAGCGACTGAAAGAATTGCACTTGTTTCTTTTTCGGCTTGAACCAACAAATCACCAGCATATGTTGCGAACTCTTTTGCATACCAAGATTTCTCTTGACCTTTAAGTGACAATCGAGATCCTTTCTTAACGAGAAGACCCATTGAAACACATACTTCAATTAGACCTGAATACGGATCCATTCCTTTGTCGTAAGGTACTTCAATTGTAACTGACTGGAATGGTTTGGTGAATCGAGTCTTGTATCCTTGACACTTCATTCGAATACCCAAGAACACTCCGACACCAGCATTTTCGTCTTTCAATTTCAATTTGGTCAACAGAACGATTTGTGATAATGAGTAACGAACTGCGTCACTTACGATCCAAGTTCCTTCACCATTTTTCAAATCTTGATTGCGATAAACCTGACACGTAACAGCCATTGAAACATTCAACATTTTGATGTCTTGAACAAACGTACGCAACATTGCTTTCATTTGCTTGTTTCGTTGTCCTTGATCACCCTTTGAATTTCCTTTGTCGTAATGATCCAATTCAGTTTCGGTCATCAACATATCGAGAGAATCAATTGCAATGAAAACTTGAGGAGCATCAGGATCGTCTCCATATTCTTTTTTGTATCCACTAAGAAATGTTGAAACGATTTTTGTTACTTGTGGGATTGTTGTTACTGCTTTGTAGTTGTAGTTGTTTTCAGTATCTACACCAATTGCTTGCATAAAATTATCATCAAGTGCATTCTCAGAATCGATAACAAGAATGTACGCACCAGCTTGTTGTGCTGCTCGGACAAGGTTACCAATAATGAAACTTTTACCTGCGCCTGATGGTCCTGCTAAACCAGTAATTCTTCCTTGAGGAACACCCTTTAGAAAACTACCAGCCATAATTCGGTTCAATACATAATTGCCGAACGAATAAAAATATCTAGGTGGTTGAGACGAACCTCCAACACCTGCCACTTTGTCAATGGTCTTTTCGAAATCTGTTAGAAATTTCATATTGTACTCCTATGAGAAAAGGGAGTGAGAGACATTGCGCCTCTCACTTCACCCCTTATATTACGCCTTTGCTTTCTTTCGACTGCGAATTTGAGCAAGGATATCGTCAGCTTCGTCATCAACATCTGAAGTGTCATCAGTAACTTCTGCTTTAGTTTCGACCACTGCTTCGGTTTTAGCTGGAGTTTCTGTTTCTGTTTCAGTTGATGTGGATGGAGTAGAACTTTCAGTATACTCACCACCTGTTAATGCTGCTTCCAACATAGTTTCAATCTTTTCTCTGCCAGGATTTTTTGGCAAAAGGTCAGCAAGTGTTGACAGATCGAAGTTTGCGATTGTATCTTCATCAAGATCTGTTGCTGTACGTGCGAATTTTGAACCTACTGCATAACTTGCATATTCGCCTTGCTTAGTCTTCTTGATGATGAAGTTACATCCGCCTTCGTATGCAAAAGGTACTTCATCAAGTTCACCGCTTTCAAACGCTTCTTTGATGATGTTAAAGATCTGCCATCCAAGTGCGATGTAACGAACTTTACCCTCATGCTTTTCCTGTGTAGCTTCGTCTGCTGGAAGTGGGTCTTCAACAATCAATGCTTGCGCAAGATGCTGCTTCTTCTTCCAATACTTTGAACCGTTTGCTTTGTCTTCTGCTTTGTAGAATGCAGAAGAAACTGCACATACTGGGCAATCTTCTTGAAACATTGAAAGACATGGGACAGATTTACGGTCACCATTAATTTCAAGGTTATGCATTACTTTCTCTACAAGAAAGCCAAGTGGATTGTCTGAGTCTGCGTCAGGTAAGAAACGGACTGTGCAAGATTCGCCAACTTCCATATTCCAAAAAGGATAATAGTTGTTAGGCATATTGCTGCCTTCTGTACGTTCGGGGGTTTTAAATGCTGCTTTGAGTTGATCAATAGATAGAGTCATTGTGTTCTCCTTTCTCTTCTTATTATTTTCGCTTTAATTAACGATATTATTTTCACTTAAAGGGTACACTAAGTGTTTAACTTTTTAGTCAGAAAACCCTTTCCCTGACTTGATGCTTTTTGTACTTATTGAAGCATACTACAAACAATACTTAGAGTCAACAATTAAATTGTTTTCTCTAAGGGTATTTATGCTTGAGAGGTAAAAGGTTACCTATTTTAAGTCGGATAAAATCTCTTCAAACATAAGGTCATACCAGTGACTTTCTGTACTAACTTGAATCATTTTACTTACAGCTTTCTTGTAAGATTTTTTCCATTTAAATAAGTTTTCTTTTGTTTGATATTTCATCAAATCTTCGTTTTCTTTCTTCGTTGTTTTGTGTACACTACAAAATTGACGTAGAAGTTCAACTAAGTATGAAATTGTGAAATCATCACCCAACCGTATGTATTCCTCAACAATAAACTCACCTGCGTGTTGTCTTGGGTAAAAGTGTTCATACACAAACTTCTCTGATTCGATACTTGCTTGACTTTGATACCCAGTCCAAATTTTTGGAAGATCGTGAATTTCGTTGCTAATTGTCCGACCTAATCCCCAAACATCGTTAACAGCATCAGGATATGAAAGAATAAACATAATCTTCTTTATTCTTTTCATAGTTAGTGGTTTTTTGGTTTGAATGGTATTTCGTAACTTTTCTGCTGCGATAAACTCTCTCTTTTTCATTACCACATCATCACGAGATAGTATTTTACGTTTTCCTTTGTATTGCGTTATAAATTCGTCAACGTCAAATTCTGACATGTTGTGAATGGAGTCGGGATTTTCTTGTAGATGTTCATCTGTATAGAGCATATCACTAACCTCATTTAAGTTAGTACCCATTATACAATGAGTTACCCCAAAGGTCAACGATTAATTAAGAGAATGTTATGTTGATATCCTCTGTCCCACTGCCGTTCCAGTGCGCACCTGCGACAGTCCACTGCCACCACGTATAATCATCTCCGGCATCATAACTATGAGAAATCAAATCACCTGCTGTTGTAACAGTTTCATATCCGACAAGTTCAACTTGAGTTATAGCTGCTTCTGCGTGATTGCCTGAAATACGAATATTGAAATAAATTCCGAGGTTTTGAATATATGCTGCTTTCAAATCAAACGGGCCGGATGTTGTTGTCGGAGCGACTGATCCCATTCCTGTGTGATCGGTTGTATCGGAATAACCAAAATCAAATGCGACATTGCCTTCTGTAATAGTAAAACCTTCTACGCCTGGAGTAAAATCAGGAACTGGTGCGACATACAACGGATCAATATATCCAAATAATGTCATTTCAATATCTGATAAAGTTGCATCTTGAGGATCAGGCGCGACGATTGTAATTACGTCACCAGTATTAATAATTAAATCTACTGCTGGTGAACCGATCATAGTAACTGTTCCAGTAGCTGATGTGGCGAATGTAATTGACATTTCTGTTGTATTATTAACGTCAACATCGAACACAGCAGAACCTGTTGATGCAACATCTGCCATTGCGAGTGAACCTGATGTCGGAATTGTAAAATCTCGTACCGATAAGAAACGAAAAACTGTTGCACCTGCATCAGGTAATCCAACAACTTGACCAGCAAGATCATAAGGTTGAAGACCAGCAGTGTTTGCTATAATATCAGCATTCAATTCTTCTAATGCGTCTTGTACGTTAGTTGATTGAATTCCAGTTGGACTACCACCAAAAGGAGTAACGGGAACTGTCGAAGCGATTATGTCTCCGTTAATCCATATCGCAGGACTTCCTGCATATACCAATGCTTGACTTTGGGATGGACTTGTAATTGTGACGTCTGACAAATCACCAAGATCACTTCCACCAAGTAAGTTATCAACATATTGTTTTGTAGCTGCTTGGAGACTTGTTGAAGGATCACCACTGAGTGTTAACAATCCAGTCATGGTGTCACCTGCAATCGCAACTTTTGCATTATCTATTGCGTCAGCGTATTGTTTTGTTACAGCTCCTAATACGTTTGAAGGATCTCCACTTAAAATAAGAAGTCCAGTCATTGTACTACCAGCGACTGCTACTTTCTCTGTATCTAATTCTTCCAGTGCGGCTTGAACATTTGCAGACGAAAGATTTCCAGCAGCCTGAAATGTAACACTTGTCGCTGCTTGAGTGTGGCTGTTGTCAGCCTTGCCGTTTAATTCAGCTTGCAAGTCAGTTTGATCAGATAGTGTTCCAGCAATAGTTCCCCATGCTGATCCACCGTCTAATCCATCATCTCCTTTTACTCCTTGTCTTCCTATTCCACCCAATCCTTGTTCAAAGATAATTTCTGTTGTTGAAAGAACACGAGCGACAGGAACTTGTTTAACAGGATATGTTAATGGATCAGATATACTTGGATCGACATCTACCAGTAAACCATTCGTGCTAACCCATAATTCTGTACCTATTGTTGGCCAAGTCCAAATAGAACTTTTAACGACACCTTGAATTATTGTTGCTGCGACTTCTCCGACAGCTGTGTCTTGAAGAACGATCGCAATTGTTGAACTTCCAGTATCGCCATATTCAGCTGGTGTTACCAATCCACCTGTTGTATATTTAACAACAGTCCATGCACCAAGTGTTTCACTTGCTTCTACATAGTGAACATTTGACTCCAAGCGAACTGCATTTATTTGAGCACCTGCTGCGAAGAATTGATCTTCGGTTGTAAACAGTTCGCTATTTTCTCTTGTTATAACACTTCCAAGATTATCAAAAATGATTCTTCCAGAGAAGTTGCTAATATTTAATCCTACTTGTGTTCCAGCGTATGGAAGATTTGTTAAACCTGCTGCAACTGGAGAGAATGTTACATTCCCGTCAAATTTGGCAGCAAACACTCGGACGACTTCAGAAAATGAACCGCCTGAGTATACGTTCATAAAATTATTTGTTAAATCAAACCAATGAAGATCTGCGACAGGAGATGTTGGTTCAGTCGCACTGAATACTGGTTCAACTAATGTAATTCCAAATGTACGAGCACCAGTTAATAAATCAATATCCCAATACAACCACTGATCTGTACTCGCAGTGAAAGGTCCCCAAGCATTCGTAACCGTACTGTTTTCAATGTGAAGGTAATTTGTTCCGCGATGAGCAAGTGTTACTTCAGTTTGTCCATTGGCAGCGTTTAAATTAATGTAACTTCCATTAATCTGAAGAAAGTTTTGCAACGATCCGCTGTATGGATAACGAATGATTCCTTGTCTAAATGGTACTCTCACTTATATGCCCTCTTAATGCCTTATTTATGTTATGCTGGTGATCCTGCAAGATAGCTGATACCATCTGTTGATCTTGCTATTACACCGTCGGCGCAAACGCAAATAAATATGTCGTCTGATGCGCTATATGCTACTGCATTTATGTTACCGCTAAATGGTGTGACAACATTAAACCAACCGCCTGATTCGATAGCCGCTCCAGCTATGGTTTTAATTTCGCCAGCGTTACCAACTGCTATCATTCTGTCTGATACCGACGACCAAGCAATACCATTTACCGATCCAACCAACGCCCCTTGCCATCCAGTTCTTTTTGCAGTAGCCCATAACTCTATATCGCCGTTATTATCGCCGTAAAAAATATCAGCGGCATCGCCTAACGTTCCTGGTTTACCAAAAACAGCAGTAATAGTTTCTACCATGCTTGCGTGAGCCGATGGTCCTGTATCAGTAGCACCAGACCAATATTGTCCTATTGTGGTACCACCAGACCAAATTGAGCGGGATGCAATCCCGGTTTGGTAAACGCCTGTATTACGGTAACCCATGTTCGCTGTCGTTGAGCCTTCGTGAATTGCAAATCCTGTAAAAGTTCCAGTGCAACTATAGGTGCCAACAGAAGTCGCATTGTGATCAACTATAAACTGCCATAAACCCCCAGCGATGTCCCAAACCATTGAGTTGATACGACCGCTTCCGGCGGCTTTAATTGCAGTAACCGACGTGTTGTCAAGTGTCCACGCCGTTCCATTGGATGTCCAAGAAAAGTCTCCGTCAGAGGTTCCTGCTACGAATACCTCGTTGGTTGAATCATAGGAAAGTGCTGTAATTGATGTAGTAAGATTTGTTGTTCTTACAGTCCAAGTTATGCCGGCATCAGTCGATGTATATAGTTGTGTGCTTCCAGCTATCATCCACCATTCAGTTATGCCAATTGTACCAGTAACAATAAAATCAATGTTTCCACCAGAGAATGGATCAGCTGCGATAGCAGTCCAACCAGAATATTCAAAAGATGCTCCAGTACCAAGTCCATTAGTTGATCGTAATATTTGTCCTGCGTCATTGACCGCAATAAATAACCCATCAGTTTCATCCCAATGGACTTCAGTAAAGTTTGATAATGGGTTTGAGCCGTTAGCTACTAAAGAGAACGGACCTTCGCCGCTGCCCATATTGGACTCTTCGATAGTAGCAATTTTGCCGTCATCTCCTACAGCTACCACTCGATTGTGTGTGTTTGACCAAGCAAAGGCTCTAATAGCACTTGTGCCAAATGTAGTGTTAGGAGTGGTTTCAAAGTTGCTCGTACTTCGTGCAATTTCGCCATCAGCAAAACCTTGAAAATGTGCTAATCCTCCGCCCAATGTCCAGTCTCTTGATATTAAGGCTGTGACTTTTGCGCGGCCGCTGTTGTTTATTAAGACTTGGTCAGAAATGTCGGTTCTGTCTGTAACGTAATACACGTCGTCAGCTGAGCTTGCGTACATTACGCCTTGTAATACATTAGCAGTCGTCCGAAAAACATTCAGGCCGCTGTCACGAATACTCGTTGCGTTTGTCACTAACGATGTTTCAAAAACAGTCCACGTAACGCCGTCGTCTGTACTATAAGCCATAGCTATTGTGCCTACTGCTGCTGATTGGAATGCAATCATCCATTCATCGACACCAAGTTTAGGATGGTAAATAACGCCAAGAACATCGCCGTCGCCGTCTGTTTTTATTGTATTAACTTGAACGGTGTCTGCTGTCCAGTTAATACCGTCTGTGCTACGTGTGATTACTTCTCCGTTACCTACCGCTACAAATGTCTCAGCATTAGGATTAAAATCTACTTGATATAAGTTTTCTACTGTGCCGGATGAACTTGTAGTCCATGTAAGACCACCGTCTGTGCTATACGCTATTCTGCCGCCATTGCCGACTATAACCCAGTATATTGTGCCGCCAACGGAACCACTGACTATATCCTGAATTGCATTACCGGAAAATGGATCAGCGGCCGCTGGGCTCCAAGTTGTTGCTCCAGTTACCATACAAAATTCAGTAACTCCAGCAGTTAATTCTTCTGCGCCATTCATGTCCATTATTACGGTAGTGACACCGCCACCAAATGAACTAGATACTACTTCGCCGTATGTAAATGTTGTTCCTTCGATAAATTTTAAGTTTCGACCAGTTGCTATAAGGTTAGTAACATCAACACCAGGAACACTAAAGCTACCTACATTTATAAATGTATATCCATAACCTGGGCAATATTCACTGCCAGCCACCGAAGCACCTAAATCATCCCATATAGCATCGCCGTCTGTTGCAGATTGTTTAATCAAAAACTGACCTACGGTTCCGCCTGCTGGAACACCTCCACCTCCACCAAGAAGTGATTCGCTTGTACCATTAATTTGTGCAAATATATCATCAATGGTAACCCACATATCACCATCGACTGGAGACGTTGGAGCAACGCCTTCTGGAATATTAAATCCTGCTGATGCTGTATCACTTGCTAACGAGACCAGCGGTGTATTAACATTAACTACGGTCGCAGCAGATAATTCTAATTGATCAACTTCTGTTGATCCAATATTTAAAACTGAAACTAACTCTCCTGTTCCTCTTTCAGCTTTTATCATTTCTGATATTGAATCGTAGGCATCGTTTGCTGCATGAATTGAAAATTCATTATCTGTAACTTTTATTTCCCAGTTTCCTTCGTCGGCTGTTTCACCAGTTTGTTCAAAACGAACATTTGGTGTTCCAGAAGTTGCACTCGATAACTCAATTCTTCCATCTAAATCAATGGCTGTTCCATCATAAGTTAAGTTAGCACTCGCTCCAAATGCACCACTGCTATTATATTGTAGTTGTGTATTTGCGCCTGCTGGAGGACTCGTAGAATTATCAACATATTGTTTAGTTGCAGCACCAAGTGCGACTGATGGATCACCATCAAGTATCAACGATCCAGTAAGTGTACCACCAGTGACAGCAAGTTTCTCCGTATCTAATTCTTCCAGTGCAGCTTGAACGTTTGCTGATGAGATATTTCCTGCAGCAGTGACAGTAACAGTAGTCGCCGCTTGTGTGTGACTGTTATCCGCCTTTGCATTTAATTCTGTTTGTAAATCTGTTTGATCTGATAATGTTCCAGCGATTGTTCCCCAAGCAGATCCACCATCCAGACCAGCATCGCCTTGCGGACCTTGTCTTCCTATTCCACCAAGACCTTGTTCAAAAATAATTTCGTTTGATGATATAACACGACCGACTGGAACGTGCTTAACTGGGTGTCCTGATGGATCGGATATGCTCAAATCTGTTTCTGTTAACTCTCCACTGTCATTAATCCATAATGGAGCGTTAACTGTTGTCCATGTCCAACTAATATTTTTAATGGAGCCTTGAACTATAACTGTTCCAATATTTCCTTGAAGTGTTGCTTCTGGAACAACACCAACAACTGTATCACCGATATCATTATATGCCGCTAATTGAATTCTTCCATCAGACATGTATTTTACAATATTGTAAGCACCAATCGTTTCATATGTCGTTGCCTGATGAACATTTGACTCTAATCGAACAGCACTAATATCTGATCCTTCAGCGAAGAATTGATCTTCTGTTGTAAAAAGTTCAGTTGATGTTTTCGTTACGACTGCACCAGTTCCATCAAAAACAATTCTTCCTGAGAAGTTTGTTTCTGTTCCTAAGCTAACTTGTGAACCTGCGAACGGATATTGCAACAATCCACCTGACATCGATGTGAATACGTTAACACCATTGAACATTGCTGAAAATACTCGAACACGAGCATTCCATGCACCACTCGAATATACAAACATTGTGGTAGATACACTATCAAACCAATGTTGATCATCGGCTGGTGAAGTTGGTTCTGAATCAGATGTAATTGGCTCGAGTAAAGTAATTCCAAACGTACGAGCACCAGTTAATAAATCAATATCCCAGTATAACCATTGATCTGTACTTGCTGTAAACGGTCCCCAAGCTTGTGATACTGTGTTCGATTCAGTGTAGTAATAATTTGCTAATATGTGCGCAAAATTAATATCAATATCACCGTTGTCAGCTACTAAATCAACATATGATCCATTGACTCGCAAAAAGTCTTGCAAACCGTTGCTTACTGGATGTCTGATAATGCCTTGACGAAATGATACTTTCATTCTGGAAACCTCTTGGATAATAGTCTTCTTATATTTATACAAAGGACTTTAACCTATATAGGTTTCGTTCATAAATATAACCTATACGCATAAAGCAACAAATAAGAGGGTGTTTAGATCATGACGGTCAAAGTCGCAGGGATTTGGGAATTAAATTGGAACACTCCTTTGTGTGAATCTCATCTGTGGACATTTCCTCTTCGTGAATTTGGTATTGCGGATTGGGCAATGTCCCCTGTTACAGGAATAACTCACAACGAAAATCACCGTAAGATGCATTTAACTGAATATGAGAAGGTAGCAAATATGGTCGAAGAATTTAGCGAGGATTGTGTACGAGTGTTCGTAGATGAGAAAGGCGAAACAACTTTAGATGAATTTGAGCATCCAGAAAACGCAGTATATTTTTTTGGTAACGCAGGTCGATCTCCTATGGAGCGTAAGCGTGAAGGTGATTTGTCTGTGCGATTACAGACAGTTGTTAATAACGGCGTTATGTGGCCGCATCAAATCTTAGTCGCAGTAATGTATGATAGGCAGACAAAATGTCAGTAACAGTAACAGATACAAGAACTACATGGGACGATGCCGATACCATCACAGATTGGAATACAGGTGATGCACTCTCTACAGTATTTGCTGAAGCAGCGAATTCAATTATTGATACATTGAACATTGCAACAGGTCAGCTTTATGCCACAAAAACAGCAGTTGATATGTCTGATATGCTAATATATGTGTGGTCTAACAACTTTGCATTGCAGGATCCGTGGGATACGTCACCACCACCCAACGCATTAATGTTAGGCGATGGCACAGATCAAGTTTCATTTATGATGGCAGGCAATAATCGAAAAGTTTTTGCACATCTGGATGCAGGGACAGGAATCCAAGTTGACTGGGATTGCTTGGTTCTTGACGGATCACAAGCATCTGCAATGGACACCGCCGGACACACAGAGGAAATAGCAGGCACATTCGCAGCCCTTGACTTAACAAACATTACTCAAATAGGCTCAGATTTTACTACACTATCAAAGGGATTGGGTGGTGGTGTAAACGTTGCGACAGATATTATTCGTTATGGGAATGATGGGCTTAGAATATCAGGCGGCACAACAGGTGCGCGAGGTACCTTGCAAGAAATTGTTAATGAAGACCAATCATCGGCAGATGGCAAAGCACACGGAATTATACGAACATTGAGTACAGGATTGTATAGTGCTCAAGGTCCACTAAACTTTGGTGATGCAAGCTCTCCAATAACAGATTGTTATTTCGAAGATGTAGGCCGCGTTCTCTCTTTTGAAGACAGAAACATTAGTGACGACAAATATTATATTAACGTGGCAGGCAGTGCTGGTGTAACAAATTTATTCTCGCTATCGGGTTGCACAATCACAACTGCTGGACCGCTAGTCTCAATGGATTTTTCTGGTGGCAATCTTGATACATTAACGTTAGACGCTAACGCTTTTGTTGGTCTTGGTAACTCGGTAACGTTTTCCAATGCTGCTGATGCAACAGGTCATAATATAACAAACAATGTTTTTACTGAATCAGGACAAATTGATCCTGGTGATGTTACATTTACTGGTAATACTATTTCTGATACAACCAACATAGATGGCGGAATACTATTAGATGCAGACGGATCTGCAAACTGGGAAGATTTAATATTTAACTATGGTGATGGAACAGGCTCTCCAATCGTTGGACACGCCATTTATATTACTGCTACAGGGACATATGATTTTACTAATTTTACATATAATGGATATGGATTAGATGCGTCTGACACTGCCGCTGTGTTTAATGACTCAGGTGGATTAGTAACAATTAATGTTCTTGGTGGTGACTCTCCTACTGTATTAAACGGAAGTGGAGCAACTACAGATATTGTTAATCCAATTACCTTCTCTGTTTCTAATATTGTCACAAACTCAGAAGTTAGAGTATATGATACTACTAAAACAGAACTTGCTGGAATTGAAAATCAAAACGGTGAAGTAGTAGTTGCCAAGATATTCGATGGAGGAACTGGTTATAGTGTTAGTGACGTGTTAACAGTTGTTGGTGGAACTGGAACGGCAGCAACATTAACCGTAACGGCAGAAACTGGTGGCGTGATTACAGCCGTATCAATTACAACAGCTGGCGACTATTCTGTTGATCCACCATCACCAGCATCTGTTACTGATGCTGGAAACAGCAATGCAACATTCACGTTAACAGTCAGAGGAACATTTACATACAATTATAATGCTGCAAGTGATGTAGACGCATATCTAGTTGTTTTTCATTTGGACTTTAAAGATATTCGTATTGTAGATATTGTGTTGAGTGGAGCAGACCAAAACATTCCAGTACAACAAGCTGTCGATCGAGTATACAGTAATCCACCATAACAGAAAAGGTACATTTTAAGAGTTTACCTATAAATAAACACAACAAACAAATTTATAATTAATTTTAATACGGAGAAGTAGTAATGGCAATTATCGTCGACCCAGACAATTTAGATCGTCAACAAATAATTTTTGGTACGAACCCACAGGAAATTGCTTTTTTTCCGGTTGGAGCATTAACATATAATGATGGTGTTGATGGTGATGTAACAATCAATGATCCTACGTTTACAAGTACATCATACGCGTTTGCTGCAAATGATGTTGGCGCTCATATTATTATAGAGAGTGGAAACAATATCGGAAGCTACGAAATTATTGCATTTTTGACAGCAAACACTGTTACGGTTGACAGAGATTTCGCAGCAACAGAAAATACAATAACATTTAACTTCTCTGAAGGACAAACAGCTGGTGCGTCTCTCATATTTGAAGATCTTACAAAAGACTTTGGTTCAGCAGGTGTTTCCGTTAATGATATTTTATGTATTTACAGTGGACCAAACGCCGGTCACTACAACATTAATACAGTTGGAACAACTACAGTTACTGTTGATGCGTTTACTGGCTTCACAGCATTTGATGCATACGGTGTAGTTGGTTCTCCAAGCTTTGAAGTTATTGCTTATAACATTCACGATCCATCAGGTGGCTCTGCTGCAGATGGTGCGACACTTCAGTCAATTTATTCGTTCGCTAAGGAAGAGTGGCGAGTGGACTCAATGCAATTTAACCGCGACGATTTGATCAAGCACGAATTTCCATTCGAAGCGATCACATCGGAGCAGATGGAAATCGGTGGTGGTGCCGCTCACTTCGATTGGACTTGGTTCAACGGTCCTACCGATACAGACGAAACTATTCACTATATCAGAACTGGTGGATGGGCTGATAAAGACAACGCATCAGCAACAGATTTTGAATATGCTGGAATCATCACGTTGGGAACACTAGATGCTGACGCACAGGTATACTACCAACAAATTAGTACATCAACTGCTCCCGTCGACTTCGTTTTGACAGGTGCGGTTAACCAAGCTATCTTAACATTGGATACAGCTGGTTCTCCAGATGATGATCGTAGAACGTTCTTGAAATTGTTCGTACGTAAAAAGACTAAGACATATTCCGGATCACAAATATCGGATATTGGTGTAACAACAATCCAAACAATTGTTAACCGATTCCCACTTGCTCACGCAGATGACGCTGCGATTACAGCTACTGATGGCGCAATTCGTTCGACAACACCGTATACAAATGCTGTTGTTGATAAGCCAATTACTGGTGCTCAAGTGGACGGTGTGACTGTTGCAGGTACAGGAACATTTACTTCTGCTACTGCTTCTTTTGTCGCTGATGGAGTACGAATTGGTGACTCACTTACACTAGCAGGTACTGATGCAGGAGTATATGATATCGTTGCTGTTGTAGGTGCTAACGAATTAACATTGTCAATTGCTGATGGAACATTCACTGGTGATACAGGTATTACATTTACAGTTGAAACTTCTGATATTCATCCACAACAAACCGATGGTGTTATTGCCGATGTTTCAACAGTAACTGGTACATTGTCATCCGCAACTGGTGGCTTTACTGGTGCTGGTATTGCTGCAGGTGATATGGTTGTTATTAATGAACCATCAAATGAACACTCTGGCGTATATAAAGTTATTTCAAACGATACGGATAACCAATTAACATTGGATACAACTGATAGAGCATTTACTGGTGGTACACTTACAGGTATTGATTTCTATGTTACAGAGCCTGGAATGTACCTTGAATTCAAATTTGATGTTCTTGTCGCTGCAGCACTTGATGGCGGCGCAGGTTTTGATTTTGCTGATGCAAATCCAGATACAATCACATCAACAGGAACTCCTTGGGGTGCTGTTACAGCTGGTGATATTGTTACTGTTGCAAACTCTACAGTTCCAGCAAATGATGGTTTATATACGGTTGCATCTGCTACTTCAAGCGTAATTACTCTTGTAGGTACTGATATACTTACTGCTGATACCAACGACACTACTGCTACAATTGCAGTTAACACCCCATTCAAGCGTACAATCTCATCTGTAGTTTACGGATTTGGATGGCGCTTATTTGGTAATGGTGGTCTCGCATCTGAAGCTTATCAGTTCGTACAACACCAACTTCGTCAAAATACTGACATCGACTTTGGTGATGGTGTAAATCGTGGTGATATAACTGACTTGTTAATGTCGTTTGCAGCGCCAACGGGTACAACAACAAATATGCACATTGATGATATTGCTCCTGCTGATTTGAACAACGTAACGTTCGGTGATGCAACAGGAACTGGTCGTTTGTATGCATTCGTTGCAACAGGTGTTATCAGCTTTAACAACAACCTTCAGAATGACAGTGATGCAAAGTACTGGATGTTCTTTACTACTGATGACGCCGGTGATAACCTTGCTCGCGATTATGGTACTAAAGATGCGATCATAGTTCAGGATGCTGATAGTATTCCAATTACTGGTACAGTTAGTGGTGCTCCATCAGTTGCGTTCACATTTGACTACGACTTCAACGTTCAACGTGGTGCTGGATCAGCGGGTGTAGATGCTCCGGTAACAGTTGTTGCTATTGGATTGAATACAGCTCAGTTCGTTATAACAACCGGAACACTTGAGAGTACGAAGACAAACAACTTCAGTCTTGTTGCGGCTCTTGAACGTAACTATTCTACATAATAGGACCTTTTTGATAGTTATAAATACTTCTGAGTAAGTTAAACATTCAGCACGATTCTGGAAACGGGATCGTGCTGATTTATAATAATAAAAAGGGTATAAAATGCTAGATAAAGAAGATTTAAATCTCCCACCAAACACACGTGACTTCCGCAGAAACGTTCGTTATAGAATGTTCCGTATTCGCGAAAACAAAGACGTTGTTAATGACGATCTTAAACAATACATGGAATCTCAATTCCAATTTGGTATGTCGTGGAAAACATTTACGTTTACGTGGGATGTTGACCCAAATCATCCTCTTGAAATAATTGTTGAAGATGAATGGGATGAGCGAAAGGGTGGATATGATCGTGCGACAGGTGTTAAATCTCCTCCAGCATTTACTCGTCAGGCATAATGAGAAATAATAATGAAGAGAGATATTGAACGAGCGATTAACAACATTGAAAAGGTAATAGAACATTACATCGACAACCCGCCTGAAGGGTATGATGTAAATTCGTTAGTGAAAGATTACAACGTTATTCGTCAGGAAATTGTAAAGATTCTTGCAACACCAGATGAAGAGTAAGACTTATGCCGATTTTAATAGACGGTCCAAATCTTCTTGTAACTCTTGAATCTGGAGCAGGTTCTCCATATGACGGTGCCAGAAGTGCCAGTGTCCAAATAGAACTATATTCATACTGGAAAGAATGGATATTATTGGGCGATAACGCAAAGTATCCACAAATGTTTCGTACAATCGGTGGTGACGATCTCGGTGGTGGTTTGGAAGCTGGTGACTATTACTTTCTACAAAATCAACACACTTCTTCTGCAGGTAGTCCACAGCAAGGTGGGTGGAGAATTAAACCGCCGGAAGAGGACATTATATATACATTAGTTGGTAACCTGTTTGCTCAAGATCCTAACTTGGATATCTTTTCTGTAACATTTGGTAATTTCAATACTTCAATTCGACTTCAGACTTCTTCATTAACACAAACTGTTATTACTGATCAAATGAATACAATTGAAGCTAAGATTGATATTGTTGATGAAAACGTTGATGAGATTATTGTTACAACTGATGACATTCAAGAAACTGTTAATGATACTAATATGATAGTAGGTAGTATTGATAGTCAAGTATCATTATTAGATACTAAACTTGATATTATTACTGTAGACGTATCCAATATCCTTCTTGTTGTTGATGAAATTCTTAAATATCACAAGAACAGAACGTTAATTGATGAAACAGCATTTACGTTAACAGTATACGATGATGATCAAATAACACCAATAAGAGTGTACGATCTTAAAGATGAAAACGGCATTTCATCAATAACATCTATCTTTGAACGAATTCCTGCACTCGGTAATCCATTTAGTAATGAGTTCTCAGCAGAGTTCGATTAATAAATAAAGGAATAATACAGGTACTTAATAATGGCAGATACAATTAGAACACAAAATGAATTATTGACACAACTATTTAATGATGGTCAAACGAACGGATCGATTACGGCTCAAGACATAAGAGATTTTATCGTTAGTATCGATTCTATTCAAGGGCATCAATGGGATTTTCATTTAGACAGCACATATACATTTGGTAGTAAGCGAGCAATTGCTGCTGGTGTTAGAACAAAAATGACTTGTGACGGTGTACTAGATACTCAATCATCACATGGTAGTGAGTTTTGGGATACAGGAACAAATAGATTAGTTCCGGGCACTGTTGGAGAATGGGGAATGGTTCGTATGGCGGTAACAGGATGGTCAGATGTAGCAATCACAAATCGGTTTGAATTAGAGCTAGATGTTGGTGGTGGAGCTGGTGTTATATTTCAAGAGACCGGTGTTTTTGCAAAGGGAAATAGCACTGCACAATCATTTAATTTCGCGATTCCGTTATTTTCGGGTGCTGATTTTGTTGCTAATGGTGGTGAATTCTATATAACTCCATTATCTGATGCAAGTTTTTGGCAAGTTGCGATTACGACATTTAGAGGATATGCTGTTCCAGTATAAGGGGAGCTAAACGTAATGGCAGATGTCGCACCAGGAGTAATCACATTTGGTCTGGGGTGTGATCAAACCGGATTAGTAATCGGCAACATCTTTAATCTTGGTTTTATCAAGATTATTGTTGGTGGTAGTCCGATTATTCCACCCGAACCTCCTCCAGTTGGTGGTGGAGGTGGCGGTTCACGTCCATTAGCACCAGGCGAAATTCAAACATTTTACAAGCCTGTTGACCCACTATATCAGTTTCCAAAAGAACCTCAAATCCCTGTTAAGATTATTGTAACGTTTCGTGGCAAAGTAACAGAGCGTAACTATATTGTTAGTAAGAAACGTGGTGATATCATCGTTAATGTATTGAATGTTGTTAATACAATTAAGAGCAGAATTCTTATCACCGTTCATAACGTTCGTGCATCACGATTTGGCATTGTCGTATCCAACATAAAAAAGACTCCATCACGTATCACAACATTCGTGAAAAACCTTCGAAACAAAGACGAAGACTAATAAATACCTGTCTAAACGGAGAAACATATGGAAAATGTCGTAAACATTGTCAACACACGATCTAATCCTCTTGAATTTGATATTACAATTCAAGGTGTAAGTGACAAGGACATGGCTGTAAAATTTGTTATCGAAACAGGTCAAGTAGAGTTTGGATTCGCTTGTACTGCGGAAGAAGATAATAAATGGTCAGTTGATATTCCACCTCTTCCGCACTTACCTCACACATCATATAATTTTCACATTGAAGTTATAGTTGATGGATACTTCTTCGAACCATATCGTGGTTCACTTAATGTCACAGCAGAGCCAGAAGTTAAAACAACAGAAGTTAGCAAGACTCGTCCAACAGCACCAGTTGTCACACCAGTCGTCGGGAAGGTTACTGTTAAAGAAGATAATCCTGAGAAGCAAGCTAAGAAGGATGAAATGGACGACCTTGCCGAGAAATTCTTAAAGAAGAAAGCACTTGAAAAGAAGTTAACTCCTCCTAAGTCAGAAGAAGAAATTGAAAAAGCTTTACTTGTTAAAGAAGCGATTGCATCTACCTCCTCGAAGAAGAAGAAAAAAGATGCAAAGAAACTTGATGATGAAGTAGCAGCGAAAGTCGATCCAATTATTGAAGGTGGTGGTCAGAAAGCATTTGAAATGGGATTGGATGATGGAAAGAAAGAGCGACCAAAGAAAGATGCGGAAGCATCGTTTGGTCCATATGCTGATGAATATTACAAAGGATATTCAGAAGGTAGAGACATCGCAGATCACGAAGCGTGGCAAGAGAAAGTCGCAGCCAAAAGACAAGGTGCTGACTATCACGAATCAGTTGAAGACAAACCAACTAAAACTCGTAAGTCTAACTTAGCAGGCGCTATCAAGAAGTTAGAAGAAGAACCAAAATTATCTGAACAAGCACAGAAAGTTCACGACATCGTCAAAGGAAAATAAAATGAAACTATATGAAATATTAAACGAAAACCTTGATGACGATGATTTGACTTGGGGCGATGAACTTATCGAAGACTTGAAATTGTTGTTAGATGAAACAGAGAAAGAACGACCTGCAGCAGGTGCAATTTCGCTCAAAAATGGAGTAGTTGATTTAATGAGTCAATACGATGGCGAGGATGAAGATTTGACTTGGGGTGATGAGCTAATCGAAGATCTGAAACTGTTGTTAGACGAAATGAAGAATGAACGACCAGCAGCAGGTTACGCTTCATTCAAACGTGGCTTGATCGATTTAATTAGTCAATACGATCGCGAAGACGATTAACGACCAAGCAATCCAGTCTGACGTAATTCTTGCGTTAGCTTGATAATATGTTTACAGATTCCAGGAGTCCGATTCGGATTCGCTGGTGGACGTGTTGTAGTCTTTCTCTGATACGGTGGAGGTGGTTCACCGTACAATGCATCACTGTTATCGTTCCATACAGAAAATCTCCAACGAAAATCTAAACAATCACAATTAACTTTTACATTACTTCTTGCTAATGATATTGGTGTAATATTATACTGCTTACCATCACTTCCGTTGAATGTAATATTCTCATTAGTATCTTGGTCATCGTATTGAACTTGCAAAAACAACAACTTTGGATTGTAGTTTTTTCCTTCACTTGCTGCGGTTGCGTGACACATCAAATCATTTGTAGGAACAGCGGGGATCAATTTAGTTTTTGTAATGTGAACCGGACCAGTTGCGTGTTGACGCTTTGTAGTATTCGGGAAACCAAATACGGTATCACGTTCGAGATCTTGTAGTGTTACTTCGATCAGGTCATCTTCTGACCATTGAAGAAGTCTTGCCCCACGTAAAAATTTGAAATTATCATTCATCGTGGTATTTATGAGGAAACTGCCCCGAAGGGCAGTTTATGTTAGTAGAGGTTTGAATCGAGAACAATAACGGAATCAAAATCACCATAAGATGGCATTTGCAATCCCATGTATTGTGCCTTCACTGCTCCATACGGTACTGTCTTGTCTGTACGAGTTTCTTGACGATCCATCAACTGCTCGAAAGTAATCGGCATCAAAATAGCCTGTACGTGATATCCACGACGACGAGCATCAACACAGTAATGTCTACGACGACGAGCCGAAGTATTCGTGTTATCACAGAAGATTGAGTTACCTGTATCAAGCAATTCGTTGAATTTCTTCTGAACAGCCTGAGCAAATCCTTTATCTTCTGTAGACAAAGTGTACGCACGATTGTAATCTTCGTCAGTGAAATCGGCATCAGGATCTAAGTAATCCAAGTACAATTCAATTCTCAAATCATCCATTGAAAAGATCTCAGTGGAATCAGGAAGAGTGTTACGAAACGTAGACTTACCAGAACCAGATGCTGCAATTGGCACCATCAAAGTTGGACGATCAGTGTTTGGACCTGAAACACGTTCACAATCACCAACAAGTTCAAGGAACTCGCCGATCCAATCTAATACCTTTTGCTTCTTTTCAGGACCATCATCAGAAATGCGACCCCAAGTATCAGCAACCAAAAACGAAGTGAACGCATCAACAATATCCAATTCGAATACAGTTTGAGCAAGTGCACGTCTCTTTTCGGGCTTCTTAACTCCCCAAGGCAGGTGATGTTCGATCATCCATGCGACAGTGTAAATGTCACGAGGTGTCAATTCGAACAATTCAACCAAATGTGCCCATTGCTTAACAGCATATCCTTCCCACATACGAGCAGAAATCTGTTCGTGTGATCCAAAAGACAAATAGTTGCCACGTTCTGGCTTCCACTTAATTCCGTTACGTGCTGATGCCTCTGGCTTACCAACATCGTGAAAAGCACAAGCAAGAGCACCAAGCAAATCGTGTCCATCCCATTCGTTCAAATCGACAGGAGTTAAGCAATCAACATCAACAGATTCATAATGTGTGTTTGAAATGTATTCGCACACAACCATATCAGTGTGAATTCCGATAGAATCCTCACGATGCCAAGGTGAATTTTCAGCAAGACCATTCATCTTCTGAAACATTTCAGTCTGGTGGAATTCGTTGTTGTACCAACGAATGAATGTAGTTCTTAAATCGTTCATTTATAATCTCTCAAGTATGCATATGATTTATGATACTTCTTTAATCTTTCAAAATCTTTGTCTCTCAATCCTTTCATTCTGTGAATGTCGGAATTGTGTCGAAGATCTGCCATTTTGATCTTTCGAGCATCTTCACTAATTGCTGCACGTCTGATATATTGCTCGTACGTAATACCATCTTCATGCGTCACCAATATCAATGCCGAAAGAACACGATCTGAAAATCCTCTTTCTTCGAGGTCTTCGAACGTCCAATCGGTATCTTCGACTAAATCGTGCATAACAGCAGCCGACATTAAATCTTGATCGTCAGGACCAACTGCATTCATAACTGTTAAGCAATGAAGCATATATGGTTGTCCGCCTCGATCAGTTTTACCTTCGAATGCTTTTGCGGTGATTGATATCGCTAATTGTAATGTTGACACGTATTTCTCCTCTTTATGCCCCTATTATCCCCTATTTACAGAAGAATGTCAACAAATATTATGCTTGAACTACGGTCCAATCGTCGCCTAATTCGTCCGTAATTTTAACACGAGTCAAAATTGTCTGTTTCCACTCGTTATATTCGTCGAATTTCTTGATGGTGCCAACAATGCGGTATTTACCACCTGCAACAACATCAGGATCAGCGTTTGCAAACCAAGTGAGTGTGCGACCATCTTCATCGCGCATATTCAGCAAACGAACAGTTCCCCATTGACCATCAATGAGACGGATTTTAACGATTTCTACGTTAACACCAATTCGAGATTTGATCTCAGAAGGAAAATGCTCATTCAATTTCAGTTTTGCTTCTGATTTTTCGTACGCTAATTTGTCTGCAGCACGTTGAAACGCTGAAACGATTGAACAAGCATAACCAAGAAGACGGGGAGTCAATTGACCAGCTTCACCAATCATTTTCAGATTGTGCATATATTCGTTATTATCTTCTTGAGTTGTCAACCATTCGATTGAATCAAGTGCTTCTTTGTTATCGTCATCACAAATTTTCAGTTCTGCAATATATGCTTCCCACGCAGGAACTTCTTTTGCTGACCAAGGACGATTAACAACATATGATACACGACCAGAAGTCGCTTGACGCTCCATAGTTTCAGCACTACGAGGAGTCCAACCGTGATTACGAATGACGGCGGCAGTTGTTGTAAGGATTTGTATAAGATCGTAGTAATACTCAGCACGACCACCGTGAAAACGCTCGTTTTCTTCATCGTCCAATTCACCAGTCAACTCGTACAATGCTTGCAACCAACCAATAAGTTGGGCAGGATTATGACCGAGGAAATCTTTAATGCATTGACGTCCAACTTGAAGCGTTTCACCTTCTTCGTTTTCAACAACAAACGTCTCTTTACGACGACGAATTTTGTTACAGTGACCACAAAGCGGATCACCAGTATGAAATTCTTGTGGAACTGTCTCACCAGGAACGGTGTTAACGATCACTTTGCCAGGAAGAGAATAATGATCCAAAGTACCAACAAATTTCCAACCAGCAAGTTTCGGAGTCGCACCATCAATTGTTACGACACAGATTTTGATTTGGGGAATAGTGAGGTTTTTGGCCTTCATATCCGATCTAACCATTGCAGGAATTTTCGGATCATCAACCATTTCTTCTTCGTGAATAGTAATTGACAGAGGATCACAACCTAATTTGATAGCGCGTTTGCTCAATTTAGCAACTCGTGCTTCGAGAACAGGTAGATTCCACACTGGAATTCGGTAAGTGGGTATCTCTACTGTTTCTGCGGTTTGTTCAGTCATAGTAATATTCCTTAATATAGGTATATTATACTATAATTTGCCCCTAAAGTCAACAATAATAATCCCTTATAAATCAAAGAGTTACGGCCCTATAGATAAAATTAGGAAACTCCCCACAAATCAACAAGTTAGTGAAATTAACCTATTAAAACGACATTGGCATTGGACCGTCATCTTCACCACCGCCACGACCCCACTCATCATCATCGTCCATTGCATACAATTTATCGTATGCCTCTTGTTCATATGTCGCAATTTCCTCGAGAATTCGAATGACGATTAGTATTGCTGAAATGCTGTCATCAGTACTTCCACGCTGTGCTTCATACGAACGACCTTTTCTTGTGAATGTTTTTAATTCCTGCAACAACACCTTTGAATTTACTTGAAGTGTGCTTTTTTCAATCATCTCTTTCATACTAAGACAAGCACGCATTTTTGTTTTTCGCGTTGTAGTAAACCCTCTTCGTTTTGCTCCCTCTTCAGAAACAAATTCAGATAGTTCTGGAGGATTTTCATCTGCTTCGTACAATGATATTATTCCCTCACCGACACCATTATTTTCAACGGAAAAGTAAATGTTGCATTGTCTCTGTTCCAAAAACAGAATAATGTTTTTCAACATCTTATACATTTCCGGTGACGACATCGAGTTTGATCTGTACTCGGCAACTTGATCTAATTCAGGAAAATTAAATATTTGAATAACACTAAAGTCTTCTCCTGTTCCAGTTGCTGGATCTACTCCTATGAGATATGTCCCGCCAGGTTTTATTTGGTGGTAAAATTTAACACCACGCTTCTCGAAAACTGGAATAATCTTTTCAACGAAAGGAGTCATCTGTGACAATACAACAGAATCAATTAACAACGCATCAGAAGATAAGAATTCACAAAGATATTCCTGTCTCCATTTCTGCTCACCAATAAGAGCAATTTGTTGTTTTTTGAATTGTTCGTTTCTGCCAGGCGGCTGATCCCATTTAATGTGCATCGGAGTAAATGTTAAGTTCTGAATTTCACCAGTCTCTTCATCTTCAAAAGACATTTCCTTATTAACATTTGCTGAACGCCATAGTGTTGCAAATAGATCTGAATCTCCATTTGGTGTAGATGACATAATACAGCTACCACCTGTTGACAATGTAGGCAAAATGGAAGTCCAAAACTCATCCTGTATATTGTCCTTAACAAACGCGAATTCGTCTAAGTACAACAATGACAAAGAATCACCACGACCAGAATCTTCGGAAGTTGCTGTTGAGTCTATTCTTGAATCATTATCAAATGCTATGCTGTGCTTGTTCCATCCATCATCCATAACACCAGGTTTAAGCCACACAGGAAGATTTTCATATGCGTAACGAATACGACGAATCATTTCCATCGCACCTTTGTTTTTGTTTGACGCTATTAGAATCGTTTTATCGAAGTTGAATATTGCAAACCAAAGAATGTATATAGCAGAGGTGATGGACTTACCAGTTTGTCGAGCAGAAAGGATAACATTGTATCGATTCTCCATAAACGCACGCATCATTTCAATCTGATAATCGTATAGATGAAAAGGTATAGCACCTTTTTTTGGATGCTGAATTTTTACATAAGTTTTTGCAAAGTATACAGGATCTTCCGTACACTTTTTAAGTTCGAGTACTTGTTCGGGAGTAAATTCAGTTTCCTGATTTGCTCTTTTGATTTTGTCGTTTCGCTTCTTGCCCATAATTATTATTTAGGGGCAGAAATGAAGGAGTTACCACACTTTGATGTATACCGATGACAGATCAGAGCGACTACTTGCGTATTGAACAACCTTTTGAATAAACTCTTCTTGTTTCTTCTTTGGTGCAGCTTTGATAATTGCTAATGTTTCAACAGCTTGATATTTTGTAGCAAGACGATTAAAGTCTAATGTTTTAGCAAGGTTTGAAAAATCTTTCTTTGCTGCACTCGCAACTGCTGGATCTATCGTCTTAGCCATTGCAATGATTTTATTAAAAATCTTTTTGTAATACTTTTCTTTATCGTCTTTATTCTTTTTATCGAGCAATGGTCTTAGATCATTACGATGAGTAACTTGATCGAGGTTCATACTAGAAAGAATACGATTTACAAGTCCAAAGCCAATCTTACCACCTGCAGCATATCTGCCGGAAATTTCTCCAGCAACATTGTCTTGTGCCTTAAAAGATCGAACAACAAATTCGTTTGCCTTTTCGTTTATTAGACTAGAGAGTGGTGCTTGTTCAAACATAATTGATGCATCTTTGCTTCGGAACAATTTGTTAGTTTTAGAAACAAGCAAATCGGTGATTGAAATATTAAGAAGATCATCGATATCATTTCCAAGGTTATATATTTTTGATTGTGTACCTTTAGGAGTTTGTTTCAACGAGACACCAACGATTTTGTCTTCTTCAAACATCTTCTCTATCCAAGCATTGAGTGCCTGTAAGTTTTTGATATTGTCTGGAAGTTTGGTTCCTTTTTTAACAAGCCATATATCAGCTGGATTCCATTTATCTTTTCCTGGAAAAATTCGACCTGCTTCGTCTTTGTTAACTTCATTGAACTTTCCTTCAAGTTCTTTAACCCAACTCGATCCACGATGGATTACTTTACCACCAAGATTAATTTCACCGCGAAGTTCATTTGTAGTATTAACAAGACTCTTAACCCAATTTGGATTTGTTATAACTGCGAGTGCATCCTTCACAGAAGAATCTACATCATATTTTGCTGCAGCCTTTTTAAAATTTTCTTCAGTCAAATCTTCAGGTTTTAATTTTCTTCTAAGCATAACTGCAACAGCGATTGCCATTGCTTGTGCTGATTCTTGATGAGCAGTTGAAGTAGCAGTTGGTTTCATCGAACCAGCTCCACCACCAAAATAATCTGCCTTTGACAAATCAGTAAGTTTGTATGTGTTTCCTTCTTTGTCAGCAATGAGATCTAAATATTTGTTTCCTTGTTTAAGACCGTCGATTATATCATCTTCGTCATCCAGTTTTAGAATGTTGATAAATGCTTTTGATTTGACTTTATCAATAATAATAGATTTACCATTATTTAACTCAACAGGCTGACCTGCTTGAATACGTTTTAACAAAATATCAATACGTTGATCACCAGTCGTAGCATTTGGTTTTAACAACTCAGCATCATTCATTTTGACTTCTGCTAACAAGTCAATTTGTTTATGTAAATTAAGCTTCATCTTCATTGGTAATATCCTTTATCGGTGCATCTTCTTCACCGTTGAGCATTCTAATTAAATCATTACGATCCATAATTAAATTATTATTAACCGTATCTGGTGTTCCAACATTCTTTTTTGCTAATGCTAATTTGTCTTTATTGCTTTTCTGTCCACCTTTTTCTTTAGCAGCATTCAATGCTGTATTTAGGAAGACTGACGCAACTTCAGCATTTCTTGCTGCGTACTTTCCTTCTACTTGTTCTGTAATATCTGACTGCGCTTCAAACGCGTCCATTGCCTTGTCGTACACTTCCTGAAATTGATCTTCAATTTCAACATCTTTCTTATCATATTCTTCGTGCTTAACAAGTGCTGTTGATGTAGGTTCTTCATACTCAACAATCGTTGTTCCTTCCTCGATGTTAAAAGCCGCTTCTAATGGGTGTGTTACTTCTTTTGTTTCGCTCATTTGTATATTTCGTTCTCTGTTAAAATCCTAAAAGTTATATCGTTATCGTCACAAAACTGTTTTGCAGCCTGCCACTTTGCGATATTAATTGCGTATGTAATATCTTCATACAATTTAGTCTTTGGATTGCGCGAACGAGTTCTCCTTGTTTGTTGTGCTGGTTTAACTTCAATTATTTCTTTTTTCGCGTTACCATCTTTATCAAGGTATTCAACAAAAAAATCAGGAAAGTAACGATGCACCCGACCCGTAGTTGGTTTAACGTACGGAATTGGAAACGGTTCCGATGCCCAACGATGTATGCTGGGGTTGTTATCAAGGAACTGCATAAACGTTAATTCCCACGACGAACGATAAATTATTTTATTTAAGTCGCCAGTGTATTTATCAGTATTTTTCGGCTGGTAGTACCCTTGTTTGAAATTTCTCGCCATAGCTTATTAAAAATCAAAGAAATCTCGTTGAGACAGAAGTTCTGTGTTAGTACTTTCAGTCGCATCATTACCAAACGGAATAGAGTCACTAGGCGGTTTCTCATTCTTAGGATTGATGTAATGTAACGGATAATTACCGCCACGAGTAAGATGTTCGATGTTTGTTTCTGGATTAAGTCCAACGTTTGTAGATTGATTAGCTTCAATGTATAATGCATCATATGATAACTGTAATGCTATTTCGTTTCCTTCACCAGAATCAGCCATATTTAACTCATCGAGTTGCAGCTCCATAATCTTGGGTGAGAGGAATCTGTATACGTTTAACAGGTGTCCATTACCAAATACATGATACAGTGTTACTTCTTTAAGTACAGTTTTCTCGTTGTCTAAGAGTGGACCTACAGATGCTGAATATGGATGAGTAGGAACACCAAGTGCTGCTCCTTGATTTAGTTGTTCAAAAGCCAATCCTGAAGTCTCAAGTAATGTTTGTTGATCACGTGACATATTAGATACTGGAACCATTGCACGAAGATAAGAGTTATAGAATTGCATTACTTCATTCGATTGATCATCATAGAATCTCATATTTATTGGATTATACGTAGATCTCTTGATTGCTTTTGTTTTGAAGTTATACAGATTAACTTCTTCATAATCAAATGCAACGGTCGGACGATCGCTTTGTTTTACCACAAAAGTAAACGTTTTAAGTCTTTCGCCTAACTGTTCATATGCAGGGCTGAAGTTGAACTGCACAATGAACATAAATTTATTTTTAGGAGGACGAGCTATCAAATCCATCGCATACGGAGATGCTTGACAATAAATGCTATCTGGTTGTGATACGCCTGACGTTGGTGTGAAGATTTTATCAGCAAACGTCTTTAAGTTTAATAAATCTGCGGCTGCTTGTGGAAGATCAGTAATGTCATTGTAATTACCAGCTTCAACCTGTTCCCAAACCTGTTCCGCTGCGCCAACACCTCTGTTGACAACATCCGGACTTAATGAAGCATTTTGTCTAATGGCACGAGGATTTATTGCAACTTCAGTTAAAACAAAATCACCACCGAGTTCTGTTGAACTTCCTTCGGGTAACGGACTTGCGCCGCCGAGACCGATGACATCAGATACTCCTGTCAACGCACGAAGTCCTTCACTTACATCACCCAATCCTTCAAGTCCACCAACAAGTCTTGCTGTGTCATTGAAAATGTTCGCTTCTGTTGTTTTCTTAATATGTGAAGCTCTGTCTTTAGAACAATTCGCTACTAAAAATCTTCTGGGATCTAATGCCACTGTTATAAACTCCTATTGTCGTTTCAGTGTATTTATGAGTAGTAAACTTAAAAAACACACACGCAATAAAAAAGAGGAATAAAAATTCCTCTTTTTAAATTTTACGTCCATGTCGCCATATGTCCTTATCTGGCGTTACTTCCGTGTACTCCCTGTTATTTAGCTCTGAGTTGTACCAGCACCACCAGTAGCTACACCCTCTCCTCTAGAATATCCACCGATATCCTGACGGGCGTGGTCATAACGAATTGCCATAGTGATTTGAACTGCTTCACTTGCTGAGTAATCCAAATCAGTATAATCGACGTTCTGTAACCAGCAACCTTCAAGTGTCCACTTTTCAACTGGTTGGTCATTACCATCAAGAAGATCAAGATAAGATACAAATTTGTATGCTGCACCTTCACCTGCTGATGCTAACCATTGTCCTTCTGCTCCGATCAACCACTGTTGTGCTTGAAGTTGTTCGTTAACTACCTGAGAAGCCGTACCTGTAATGTCATCTTCAATTGTTAGTGTGACAGGTTCGAATGTATGCTTACCTGCTACCCATGCTCTTGAATTATAACGATCAAGTTGAATTTCTTCAAAGTTAAGCGTTGGACGGGTCATTGTAATTGCTTGCATTGAAAGCGGTTGTGAATCTACACCACCACCTAAGTTCGCAAATGTTACTCGCCATTTATTCTTTAGCTTTGGTTGAAGAATACCTGAACCAACGCCTGGGATTCCAATGTCATTAATTGTCGCCATGTCTATATTTCCCTTTTCCTGTTTTAACTATTTATATCCAAATGTATGGAATTCTATTAAATCTCTGCACCTGTTGCAACCACGCGGATCGGTATGTAGATGAATTCCGCTGCCTTGACAGGCTTGAGAGCTACATCAATATACATTTCGTTTCGATCAATACGATCAGGTGTGTTGTTACTTTCGTCACAAACTGTTGCAAAGTCATAAAGTCCTCGTTTAATAACGATGTCACCTAAGAATCCATCAACAGCTGATTTAAGATTATCTCTTGTAAGCTGATCATTTGGTTCGAATACAAATGCCAAAGTATTCTTACGCAATTGACGTCTGATGTACATAATAAGACGTGAAACGCTTACACGGTCAAGAGCACTTGCTGCTGGTGCAGAAGTCTTCTGTCCCCAAACCAACAATCCTCTTCCTGGGAAGAATACAAGTGGGTTGAGGTTAGTGAAGTATTTGTACATGTCATCACGTTGTCCAAGGTTTGCGTGCAATGGAACGATTGTTGTTGCAGATCCAAGATCACCAGTTACGTAACCAATTTCAGTTACACCTGTAATCAATCCGCGACGTGTTCCAGCAGGAGCGAACCACAATTGGCTAACTTCATCACTGTATGCGTATGTGCGAAGAGCTGTACCACTTGCTCCAACAAAGACGTTTACTCCGTCAAGGTTTGAAGCTTCACAATGTGGGTAGTAGTAAGCAATATCTGTTGAACTTTGACGTCCAGTTGTTCCTGCCCATGCAACCACTTCTTGTGGATCCATGTTCATTGGTGTTTCACCAATAACAAGGGCTTCGTTACTGATGAACGCTGAAAGAGCTAACATTTCGTCAGCCAATTCGTGATAACCAGGGCAAAGGATCAAGTTGTATTCAAAGTTTTCAGAACGAACTTCTGTGTTGCTGTTGACTGTTGCTTGAAGAGCTGTTACGATAGTTGCTCTACGTGCTGAGTCGTTTGCACCAAGACTTGTTCCGTTCTTAAATTCTACTGTAAATTTGAAATCATCAGCCGCGCCATTAAGAGTTGCTTCTGCTTCTGCAGGTGTCCACTCATCAGATACTGTTCCACCACTTGTCCAGTTATTTGCAATTCCTTCAAGACCAGAATATGTTCCAGTAGATGGTTGTGAATATCCGTTAGCATAAACAAGTAATGCTGAGTCAGGAGAAACGCCATCAACAGGATCTGCAAAACTATCAAAATCAGTTAATGTTGCGAACAATGGAATCGTTGCTCCGTCTGTAATACTGATTGTAGAAGTCGCACCAGTTGTGCTGCTTGTGATAACGATATCGTACAACGCAGGTGAACCGCCTTGTGATACTAATGCAGATGTTGCGCCAGTAAGATTGATATCAAGTTGTGTAATTACGTCAGCGTATGTTTGTGCTGTGCTACCTACGATACTTACAACGTTAGCAGTACCATCAACAAGAATTGTTGCTGTGTATGCTGTTGCATCATTCGCAAGTCCAGATGCGACAGCAGAGTAAATTGCTGCGTCAACACCTTCAGTGTTTGTAGTAATTACGAAACCAGTTGCTTCGGATGGAGAAGCTCCACCGTCAACTGCATTCGTAGCATCACCAGCTACGTCATTAGTAATTGTTACAGTGTTTGTAATATTTGTCGCTGTGAATACTGCTGATGGTGAACCACCAAGAGCGTTAATTGCTGCTCTAGTTTTATTAGCAATTACTGTTGCTGAATCATCTAAATCATATGTTACTGGAATGCCAGTGTATCCAGCAAGGCCAGGATCAACTGTTGCTGGTGAACCACCATTAAGATTATACCAAACGTAGTAATCAGTAGTTGTTGAATGAAGAGTAAAGTAATTACCTTCATGACGATTTGCGTTGTTGTCACCATTTGTAACAACCTGAGTTACTTGTGCAACTTCATCTTGGTCACTAAGTGACATGTTAACTGTTTGCTCACCAGCTGTTGCTGAAGAAGGATCACCGGCATCATCAAAGAAGTCCTCTCTGAGAGGACTAAAAGTACTAAGATCCCAAATATCAGAAGTTGCTGATTCGGATAATGAAATAAATTCACTGGTTGTGATAGTTGTCTTATATCCAGAATCTGCTGGAATCAATCCGTTTGCATCGTTGTATTCGTTTATAAAGTTTTGTGCGAGAATTTCAAGTGTAATTCCGCTAGTTGTCATCTTGGAGTCCCAAGAATCACGAACGGCGTCAATATCGTCGTTTGTGTTAACGTTTGCGCGAACTACGAAAGCTCTGTTACCTATTCCTAAGAATTGGTTTAGTCCAAAAAGACCATATTCGTTACGAGAATCACCATGAAGTTGCTGACCACTTGCATCTTCGAGAAATAATGGAACTCCATACAACTCGAGACTTTGTGTCAGAGATGTTACAGTTCGAACAACATCGTTCTCATAAGTACCAGCCGCCGGTGAAAGTCCATCAGATTGAACCTTTTCAGCAGCAGTAGCAATAAAAATTAACGGTACAGTGGATGCGGCTGCTGGAATGAAAAAACTTTCATCCGTTACCGTTACACTTACGCCTGGACTTACTAATGTAGCCATTATTATATCTCCTTAACCATTTTTGTTTGTTTCCTGTTTAACTTTTTAAGTCTGAATGTATTTATAACCCAACCCCATTTTTATGGCAAATTAATGTCATCTAACGTGAACCATTTTTCGTATTCTAGTCCTTGAGCATCTAAATCGTCAATCATTTCTTGATTTGTCTCCGCACTTGTCGATACTGCTCCTATTCGAACATATATGTCTTTGATCCAATCATTACGCAAATTAGCAGGTGCTGAAATGTATACAGGGAATATAAACGATAGCGTAGAAATGATCATTCGTCTCTCTTGTCCTGCAGGATAATTTTGATCAAAATTAATATTATCTAGTTCAACCGTTGTTAATTTTGTCCAATCAAATACACCATCGGATATTTGTATTTGTACAATTGGATCGAACAACATTAGAATTTGTTCAAGTATTTGAAAGTGTTGTTCCGAATTACTTGCGTATATTGAAAGCTCAGCAGATATCTTGTACGGTATTGGCATATACTGATGAACTGTGGTAATATCATCAGGAAAGACGCCTTGACGGGGAAGATATGTCTGTCTCTTAGTTTGTCCAACACCTTTGCGTGATTCAGGTGACATATTGATTCCGTTAATGTAGGCACTCATCATAGGAAGGCGAAGAGGTTTGTTTTGTGTTTGGTCGCCGAAAATCCAAGCAACAACTCGATCTTTGTTACCGTACTGAATTGGAACGGATATTAATTGCTCTTCGTCTGAATCTTCATTCTTCCCAATACTAACTTCCATACCAGCAAATATCGCCATGAATTGAGTCATGTACTTTTTTATTTGCTTATCGTAATAATATGTACTCATTGTCATAATGTTTTTCTCTTAATCGTTTTCAACTTCGCCAGGTGGTTGTGCTGTCGTACTAGACAAAAATTCCTGTAATATCGGTTTTGTATTATTGTACTGAGCTCTTTTGTCTGTTTCCATATATATCCATCTTCCTTTAGATACCGACCATCTAAACAATCTTGCAGGAATGTCCTGAGATATTCCTGTGTATGTTAATCTATGGTAATCACCATCAGTAGGTTCTGCTGGTAATGTATCTCCTTGTGAATATTCATATCCATTTGGAGGCATAGCATCTTCAACATATAACCCTGTTGGGTTGACACCAAGTTTGTTTATATTAGAAACGCCCTGATCTGCAGCCGAGTCAATTTCTTCTTGTGAAAATTGATGTATGTCATTTACGTCACCACCCCGTTCAGGAGTGTCATCAAAAGCTTCCGCTTCGATTGATTGACTAACATTCGAAATATCTTGGAAGATTGGATTTTGTCCATCGTCTGTATCCGACAATCCCATATCGTCAATGTTTGGAGCAAGTCCTCCAAAGATGTCTTGAGTTTCTTGAGATGCAAGCATTGGTGATGCAATAATTCTTTGCAACACTGGAACCCATCCAGGTGTGTAACCTTCAGTACTCCAAGCAACGTCTGTAACTTCAAGATATTTTTTGACTGGCTGCAGCAATGGATCATATTGTAATTCACTTGGCATTTCAAGTATATCACCAATAACAAGAGGACGTCCAAGTTGTGCTACTGATGATGAAAAACTTACGACAATATAAAATTGTTGACTCGGAAGCTCAATACCAAAACGAGAAAGTTCTGTTTGGTGATCAAGCAAATCATATGAACCTTTAATCAATACACTTTCGGATGCATAATCTCGATCTCTATTTTCGAGCCAAATGTCATCCTGAATATCATCGATTGAGGTTCTGTCGTAATCCATCATCTCAAACGCCTGAACAATCCATTGATCGTTTACACCACCATTAAAATCAATTGGTCGCATTCTCCAGTAACGTGATGGTACTGTATGATTAAACTCAACTGTATTAAGTTCATCGTCATCTGGAAGAGTAAAAATTCCTACACCGTACCAAGTAACGCTATCAGATGATCGTTCCATGCGAACACGAGTCGCTCTATTCTTTGCTACTGCTCCTTGTTTGATATTAATTTTTGCAATGTTATGTCTTACTGATGTGTCTATTCCATAACGAAGTCTGTTGTTGTCTAATTTAATTTCACCGAAATCATAACCGATGAATGCAGTCGCAGGGACATTAGTTCCTTGTTGTGACGATCTCCATTCAGATACGAAGATATCAAACGCATTAGACGCAGGAAACCCTGTCCAATCTCCATTAGAGATCGCACTACCGTTTTCTGTTAGGTCTATTAATTGTCCTTGTTCGTGAACACCAAGAAGCTTGAATACATTAATATCAGCGCCGCCAATATTAAGGTTTTCGTCAACTACTTCATCGATAAAGCAATTGTCATTACTTTTCGTTAACTGCCATGGAGCGCAGTCGGATGTTGAGTCACCAGTATCAGGACATTTAGTACCATCAGGATTTTCCTTACATGAAGCCATTTAAATTCCTTTAGTCAGCAACGTAATCGTCTTTTAACATTCCGTCAACGTCCCAGCCATTAACTTCAAGTTGATCAAATATATCTTCCAGCACATAATGTATGTTTTCTAAAACGTGTCTCTTGTCTGGGTTTTGAGCACCAGGATCAGTTAATTCTTCAGCAACTTGTTCAATATCTGTAGCAATTCTATCTGCCGCCTTTGCTATAATTCTTTGCTGGCGTTTACGAACATCTTCAGCTTCTGTAATTTTGCTAAGTTCTTCGTTGAATTTTCTTTTTAATTTCATTTTAATTACCTATTATTTTAATAATTTACTCTGTTCCCTTTTTGGTTTTGACGAATAACTTTGCCACACTCTATACATTTGTATTCTGTGACCAAACTACCTCTCCGTCCTGCAGCGAATTCAGCATCAAACGACATATCGTGTCTATTTGTACCGAATACTTTGTGGCGAAGTACCTGTTCTGGTTTTGTTAATTTTCCAAGCTTACCAAACGGCTTATATGTTTCCCGTCTTTCTTTCATTGACATTTCTTTGTACTCATCAATCAACTCGTCATATTTAGCTCGTTGGTCATCAGACATTTCTTTCATGTATGTTGCACCTTCGCATAATTCTTGTAGTTTCATTTTTTATCCTATTGTAAACTGAACGCCGATTCCATATTCTTCAACCGGATTAACAACGTAGTCTTCAAGTTGCTGATAACAATCGGCCATATCAATATCGGCACGGCTGATAAGTTCACCAGCATTAAGTGACACACCACCACCAGCACCTGGCAATGAAGCATATTTTCCTCTGATCTCTGCAAGCATTAATCGAGCTTGTGCTGATGCATATTTTTCAATCCAAGACTTTGTCCAACGATCAGCTAATAATTCTTGTTCAGTTCTTTCAATGGAAGCATCAAGTAAAATTCTTTCTGCTTGAACTCCACCAGGCAATCCATTTATCGTTCCAGTCGCACCAAATGTTTGGTGGAATGCTAACAATCTTGTCTGCTCATTCCAATTGTATACTAATCGTGTTGCAAACATTACTTCTAATTCCTCAATATATGAAGCAACAAGATGATAACTCAATAAGTCAAATGTTCCCATTGTATATAAATGTTGCAAAGCGATTTGTCCATAAACACCTGAACCAAAAGCTGTAGAAAGGAATGCTGATGTTACACGGTAAGCACCAAGCACGTTTACAACTTTATTAAAACCTACAGTTTTATCTGTTAAGAAAATTGCTTGTTCGCCGACCGGAATATCTACAAAGAAAAATGTGCGGTTGTATGCAGCAGAACTTCTCTTACGAAGAGATTCTAACGCTGCTGTTATCGCTGTATCCATTTGGTATTTTGTCAACTCTACATCGACAACAGGGTAACCAAGTTGCGCTCGAATGCTATCCATCAATTCGCGTCTTTCGTCTACAGTCCCATCTGTCCCAACACCAAGTTGAGCATACATCGGTTCTGGATCAATTCCATCAGCACCTATTATTATATTACTAAGTTGTCCTGCTGGAGTCAATGATGAGAATAAGTCACCATCAGTTATAATGATAAGAGACTGACTCGATTTTGTTGCACTGGTAAATTTTATATCGCCACCAGACATTTCTGCTGTTGCAATTAAGGTCGCGACAATCCACGCTGTACTACTCCATTCATACATAACATCATCATTTAAATTAAACCATAGTGTTCCATTAACTGGTGTTAAAGGAATAGTAGAGAATGGAATTGAAACCCAAGCACCAGGCGATCCTGTCCACTGATACAATATTGTATTTGTAGTATCGAACCAGAACGTTCCAGTTGTTGGAATAGAAGGATCCGAAGTTGCGTCGATAGGATCAAACAACATCCAAGATAATGGAGAGCCACTTCTTTCATACCACAATGAATTTGTTGAATCAAACCATACAGTATCAATTGGAGCAAGTGTTGGATCAGTTGGGTAGTCAATGTAATTTACAGTCACCCACATTGAACCATCCCAACGATACAAGATCATTGTTGTAGGTTCGTACCACATATGATCAACTGGCAATGTCGGAGCGGCAGCAGGATCAGTTGCTTGTTGCAAAAAGTTAGTTACTTGATCCCAACTTGCTGTAACGATGTCCCAAACGTAAAGAAGATCAGTAGCAGAGTTCCACCACAAACCACATGAAGTACGATCAGTTGGATCATCTGCAAAAACAAGAATTGTTAAATCGACCCAAGCAGTATTTGCTGGATTGCGTTGTTTCAATTCTTCAGTGTCAGGATTATACCAATAAGAATTTGGAGGAGGAAATGGTGGTTCGGTACTGCTTATTGTAGCAGCAATTAAATTCCAAGCTGAACCATCCCACTGATTTACAACAGCGTTTGTTTCATCATACCAATATGTATTAACGGCCAACGCATTAGGATCAACACCCCAATATATAGCATCGACAGCATCCCACGAAACGGTTTGATCGTTCCATTTATTAAGAAAAAGGTTTACAGTATCATACCAATAAGTACCAAATTCAGGCAATACAGGCAACGATGGATCTACTGTTTGGTTACTTAATGGATTTTGGCACCATGTGTTTCCATCCCACACATATGCATTCGTTCCATCAAACCAATAATCACTTCCATTCAGTGCTGTAGGATCTTTATAATAATTTATGTATACTTGAACATCCCAAGAAGCACCATTCCACTGATACAATATTTCTGTAGTTGGGTTGTACCAATAATCTCCAGTCGCTGGTGTATTTGGAGCAGTGTCTTCTGCAATGACAGTTTGTTCAACATTTTCGTATCCATCCCACAAAAACAATCTTTCTGTTGTAGAATTCCAATAATACTCACCAGCGTTTGGTGGATTAACATCTTCAATAGGATTTTCGGTTAATGCTATTTCTTTATTAATCGCAGCAACAAGTTGATCATATGTTGAAGAATCTGTTCCGTTCACCGTAAGGTCGTGTTCTGTTCCATCAACGTTGAGTGTAAAGTTGTATTCAGTTTCACCAGTTAACAATGTTGGATCTGTTCCATCGACTCCAAGTACAACGTACTGTGCACTTGCTATTGGATCTTTTTCATTACCACCTTCGTAATCAAGAGAATAAGAGTGGACACCTGCAGTGTGATATCTGTTCTGTGCATCAACAGCAAAACCCGAAGCATATACAACTTGATCAGATGTTAATCCTGTTATGTCAAGAAATGTTGTTACTTTGTCTTCATAGAATGCACCAACAACTAATGATGTTCCGATTTTGTCACCAGCATGTAAATCTTCATTCCCTGTAGGATCTGCGGTATAGACTGTTTTATCTACAGGCTGCTTTGATACCGCAGTACCAGTACTGTCTATAGTGACAACAATACCATTATAGGCTTGTTGATCAGCATTACAACCTAATGCTGGAGGAGGAATATTCCACGAGATACGTCCGGTTGTTTCTCCGGTTCTCGCAAAAATAATTGTTATTTCTTGACCTTCGGTCCGAATTTGAAATGGACTGTCGGCAAATGAATCAAACGTACCCATGTGTTACTCCTTTGGTAATTTGGAGTATTTATGAGGGGAGAAAAGAAAAGAGCTGGATTAACCAGCTCTTTTGTATTACTACGAATAACGAAGGGTATTTGTTTAGTCTTCTACAGCTTTTATCATTTTAATAGCATCAATTAAATCTTTGCGCATATCAATAACATAACTTTTGAAATCTTCAGGAGAATCTGCATACTTGTCCATATCCTTTATCCCATCAACCATTCGTTGAAGAGCAGAAAGAGATACGCGTTTAATTTGTGCCTTTCCAGATACTTTTCCTTGCATTTTTCGTTTTAGATCTGACACGATTGATTCTTTCACATCTTCCTTGTCATCTTTCTTGTCATCAACATCGTCATCTTTTTGTACTTTTTCAACAGCAGTCTTAATTCTAGACAATCTACGTTGCTTAGGAGTAAGTTTTGCCTCCTTCTGCTTGAGACGGGCTTCCTTGCTCCATGCAGCAAGAACAGTTTTAGCAACTTCCTTGTCTTCTGAATTAGGGACGATAACAGAGTTTTCGATTTGGCGAAGGAATTCACCAAAAGAATCTTTAGCAGTCTTGTCGAAACGCTTATCATCAAAATAACTAGCAGCGTTTGCAATACCAACTCTCTTGACTTCGTCAAGGATTGGACGTACAATTAATGTTAAGAATTGGCGAAGGATCTGTCCACGGTGATTTGGGAAGTGAGTGCTGAGTGTATCTTCAACTTCATCAAAGATAGCATCAGTAGTTTGCTCATCGTCATTCTTTTTACGTTCTTTGTATTCAGGATCATCTCTGTATGGCTCAAGACGACTGATAAGAACTTCTTTGGTCAAAACGATCATCTCAAGAAGAGTCAATGAATCATCGTAGCTTTTGTCCATCAAGTTAACGACTTTTTTAATGTTTCGTGTAAGATCTGCTTTGTTAAAAAGCTTCTTACTCTTTTTGCCTTCTGCTTCTTCAATTAAGAAAGTTTTAAATGTTGATAATGACATACATTAATTCTCCGTAAATTTGTATAAAAGGTATTTATCAAAAGTAGTTAAACAACTACGAAAATATTTCGGGTGTTTCTTTCTTTGTATTGATGCTTAACCACTTTTGTAGTCGTTGACTCGTCCAATACGGATCGAAACTCTCGTCTAATTCAACGTCATCAACGTTCTCGAATTGTAACGATAGTATTTCTGGTGTAATATAATTTGTGTATTTCCATTCTACCAATACTTTTTGTTTTGGCTTGAGGGTGATATATTGCTTATCTTCTTTCAACTCACCAACAGGAATACGACAATATTTCATAACAGAATACGAAACGGTTTGAACGGGAGACTCTGTGATCGCCTGTTGCAACACCTGTTTTGAATTCAAGTATTCACTGAATGACATTTTTTTCATACATTATTACCAAATATTAGTTTATAATATTTATGAGTTGAAGTTAGAATGTTCGATAGTATTATACTCATATTATTCCCTAAAGTCAACAGGCACAAAAAAGCCCCGATAAATCGGGGCTCTAAAGTCACTTTATGTGTAATCGTTACAGATTATACAAGGTCAAGGTCGTTGACGTTGATTTTTCCGTAGTAATCAGCACTGTTACCCAATGAAGAGGTAGTGTTAGTGAAAGATGTCTTGCCGTAGCGAGTCATCAAGCTAACAACTGGTTGGAAAGTAATTGGGTTAACAACTACACCAGAACTCATCAATGGAATGTAAGGGCAGTAGAAGTAACCTGTATCAGTTTCTCCGTTACCACCTTTATAACCAACAAGGATAACGTCATCATTTGAAGCCTGTGGAGCACCAAGATCAAGACCTGCACCTGCTTGATTCCAAAGGTAAGAATAAACCTTAATAGAACCGTTAAGTGTACCAACCAACATTGTGTTGTTAGGACCTTTGAAAGAACCTTCAACAGCTGGAGCAAATACTGACTTGCTTGCAGACTGAAGAACAGAAACAATCATTGGGGAAACAACTACAAAGTTACCAACACCACGACGAGTCTTACGACCAATCTCGTTAGCAACACGGTTGATGATTACACTAATGTTAGCAAGACGATCGCCAACGTATGCAGGAGCATAGTTACCAGAACTGCCACCACCATATACACCAGCACCAGCACCGTCAAATGAATCAACAGTTCCAGCAAGTGCAAGAAGGTCTTGGATGATTTCAGCATCAATTTCTTGAACGATTTCAGCGGAAAGAGCTTGAGACATTTCTGACTCAATATCAAGTCCGTGCTGAGCGTTAAGATCTTGCATTGCTTCGATTGTCCAACCAGCTTGAAGTTTACGTGAGCCAGCTTCAACTGCCTGACTAACTACTTCAAGACCCATCTTACGACCACCAGATCCTTCAATGAAAGAACCAGAACCACCGAATGAACGGTCGCCTGTAGTAGCAGAGATATCAAGGCTAGAAGGCCATGCTTCACCAGTTGTTTCTGTACCGTCGATGTCACCAGGTGAGGATGGACCAATACCGGACGCACCAGCTGCTTGAGCTTGAGCATCACCAGGAATTGGAGAACCAACACCAGCGGAAGCACCACCAGAGTAGAAAGAACGAAGAGCAGGTGTGTTACCAAATGCTTCATCACCAGCAGTAATACTCTGAGCACCAAATGGGCTGTTAGAAGTATCAGTTACTGATTCCTTATATGTGTAACGCAAAGAGTACACAAGTCCAACTGGACCTGTCATTGGCTGAACACCAACCAACTCACTTGCTATTGTACCAGGAATTACACGACGAATCATTGGGATTAAAATCTTTCTAAATCCTGCAACGTCATGAGCCACTGTTGCGCCTGCTGCTGCAGTTTCCATCAACACGTGGTTTTTCTGGTTTTCAAGAAGAGGAGCTACAATCTTCTTTTTATCTTGTGAGAGTCCTTCAAGCAATGCTGCTTTTGTCTCTGACCAATTTTCGAACATTTCGTCCATTTTTATTTCTCCTAAGTTTATACTAGTTAAAGTTATTTAGCAAGACCGGCAAGACGTTGCAAACGGTGCATAGACTCGTCTGACATTTTTTCATCTGTTTGATCTTTTGCATTTTCTTCGATAATTTCGTCATTATCTCCAGTTATTACTACACCTTCGCTAATTTCTTTATTATCATTTTCTTCTGCTTCAGCTAGTACTGTATCTTCCTTCTCTGAAGTATCATCTGTAGTTTCTTTCAAAACACGACCGATAAAAGTCTTATATCCTTCGTCAAGTTGATTAGTAGGAACATTCTTAAGAATTGTTTCCATAATCTCCTTAGCAGAACCATCAAGTGGCTCAAGGACTGATTCCATTTTAATTGTACGTTCAAGTTCACTACGAACAGTTTCTGATTCAGCAAGAGCTGATTCAGTATCTTCAAGTCGTGATTCTGTTTCACGAAGCGTACCTTCAAGTGATTCGTCATCTGCATAGTTGCGAGCATATTCTTCAGCAACTGCTTCGAAGATCTTACGACCAAACTGGTTCTGACGAACAGCGTCGATATCTTCACGAAGTTCTTCAACTTCTGCGCTTAAACGAATTTCAAGGAAAGCGTCAAGTTTTTCAACCAACTCACCAAGATCACCTTTAAGTTCTTCGCCCATCTCTCCTTTAGCTTCAACAAGCTTCTCAGCGTATTCAGCTTCGAGATCACGAAAACGTTCAATGTCTTCTTTAAGTTCTGAGATTTCACCATCAAGGAATTCGGAAACTTTTGCATCCACTGCCTCGATAAGAGCATCTCTTTCTTGAATCCACTGCTCTGTAAGTTCTGCACGAACGTCAGCAGTAGCTTCTTCTTTAGCAGACTCGACAGCTTCTTCGAGTTTGCTTGTAAAAGCTTCTTCCAATTCTTTCTTTGTATCTTCAGAAAGGATTTCAGCTTCTAATAGTTTTTGAAGCAATTCATTCATTATTTTGTACTCCTTAAGGGTTTAAATTTGTATTAATAATTAGTTAAATATTTAACATGTTGTTTTACAATGATTATTTATCATCGGTTTACTATTTTTGCGATATAGTTATTTTGGATCACAAAAAGTATTTATGTAACAAGGGGTTACAAGTCATATTTTTTTCATGATTTTTAATGATTTTTATATGTATACCGTAACTCACCAGTATTTATACTAGTGAGTTTTGTATGATTTCAGCAATCACTCTTAATTTTTTGCGAACAATCCTTCGTTCAAAAATTTGATAAAAGCTCTCTTAAAATACTCTTGAGCTTCGGGATCTGTCTGAATTTGTTCTGATAGTGTCAATACCACACGACCGTTTGCTGAAGCTTCAAGAGATTCATAAACCGTATCTGGCATCGCACCTGGAGCAGAAGGAGTTGCTACGATATCGACTGTAACAAAGTTAAAGTCTGCTACCATACTTTCGTTAACTGCACCAGCCCCACGACTGGAAACACCTAACCGAACACCACTTCTTACTAATTCTTTTGCTATTGCGCCCATTGGTGTGTCAAGTATTTTTGCACGACCAATTGCGTTGTTTCCTTCCATTCGCATATCTGTAATAGCATGTGAGATACGATCGAGATTAATAGTCAAAGATTGAGGATGATCAAGTTCACCAAAAATACCATTATGTTCCGTGATACTTTTTTGTGCGCCTTCTACTGCACGATTAATTTCTGAAAGCGGATATGTTCTACCGTTGCGGTTTTTCAATTCTGCTTGCATAAAAATTCCAGAAAGATACATGTCCTTTCCGTCTTGTGATGCTTCACTTATAAGACGGCTTTCTGTTGGTGTAAGTTCCTCGATCAATAAATCCATTATTAACTCCTAGTTTGTTTAGTCTTCGTCTGTTTCTACTTCGATCTCTACACCTTCATCATCTACACCTTCGTCATCATCGGAAGTAACACCAATAACGTCTTTTGTCTTGTTTGTGCAGAACGTGTGAAAATCAACTTCAGCTTTTTCACTGTTGTCGTCGATTATTGCGTCGATCATATTTTTCAGGTTTTCTTTGTTGTCCATTTCTGGTCTCCTAATTTATTATTTATGGGTTATATTATATTTACGATAGAATTTTTTGGGGGTGCCGTTAAATTTCAGGGGCGTCTTCTTCTCCGCCTCCACCAGCAAGCATATCTTCACCACCACCTAAGTCACCACCTTCCATTCCTTCCATTCCTTCAGGATTGTAAATGGCTGGTAAATCCTTTTCAAGATCTTTTCCTTCGGTTGGAAGTCCTTTTTCTTCACGAATCAACTGTTCATTTGAAACAATTTCTTCATCAGTAAGTTGAAGATAACGCTCAAGAATAAAACGCTTAGAAAGATACTCAACACCATCGGCTGTTCCATACGAACTAAGCAATGCAGCATCAACTTCTTGTTGTCTGTATACGGTGAAGTTTGTAGGTTCTGGAAGAACGATACGATATATTGTTGGATCAATATTAATATTGCTTTGTTGCATATACTGCTTGAATTCGTAATCGATCGTTTCTTCAATGTGACCTTGTAGACGTTTCACATACAACGCGAATTTTAATTCTTCGATATAAGCAACACCAACCTTACCATCATTGAAGATAGCATTCTCGGTCCCTGTTCTCATATATGAAATCGGAATACGAAGTCCTCTCCATACCTTATCTTGAAAGTATTCAAGATCAGCAAGTTCACCAAGACCTGCTCCACCAGGAAGTGTCTCTACACGAGATCCTCTACCATCAGCACGTTGTGCAAAGAAGAAGTCTTCTGACATTGATTGTGGATTATATACTGACTCGACTTCATCCTTACCACCTTGTTGTGTAGGAATCTTCTTCTGTTTAATTTCATTCTTGATTTGTTCAAGATATGTTTTAACACGTTGTGGAGGCATCTTACCAACGTCGATGTAGAATACTCTGCGCTCTGGTGCGCGTTGAACACGATAAATGATAATCGCATCTTCTATTAATTCTTTTTGTTTCCAAGCGCGATATACCGCAGTAAGAACGGATTCGCCGAAAGGAGCTGTATCTGACATGTCATCGTTCAATGTGAAGCGAATGATGTTTTGTGCTGATACGATTTTCGATGTTACTTCTTGGTCACCAGATTGAGCACCACCCCAAATCGGTTTTGCTTTTTTGATGTTTTCTCTTATTTGCCACCCTACTACTTTTGTAGCATCTTCAGCATCAACGATCGCACCGACTACACCACGAGGATGAAGATACGTCCATTTTTTAGATTTTTCTTGACGTTCGAAAAAACAATCTCCGTATTTGATCATATTACGAGAGACTTTAAATAATCTGTTTTCCCACTTGTGAACACGAGACCAGTGTCCTAATGCTGCCTTTAGTGTTAATACAAGATTGTTGTCAATTGACTCTTCTTCTTCAGTAAGGATATCAAGTTCAAGAGGCATATCTGTCTTTGGATTGTTCCCTGTCATTTCCTCAGCAATTGTATCCAGCGCACGAGCCACTTCAATATCGTTGTCCATCAAATCATATTCACGATATTTTGTTATTCTTGCTGCTGATCCTTGAACGAGACGTTGGTACCACGTGTAATTACCATACGACCCTGCATCACCCAATGTCTGATTATCAGCCATTCTGATTGTATCGTTCTTAGGTACTACGATTTTAAAATGATTTGTCCACTTTGCCATAGATGTTCTCTTATTATCTCTTTATTTATGTGTGTAGTATTCGGGCTATTCCGATTTACTCTCTCATGCTCGCTAATACGTTTCTTTTGTTCATCAATGCAATTTCTTTTTGTGTTAATTCGCCATCCTTTGCGATATTAGCAAGATACTGTGCTTGTGCATCGCTTAACATCGCTGCCTTTTCTAATGGAATTTTCAATTCTTTCAATATCTCTTCTATTGTATTAAGTTGTGGATTGACTGCATCCTTTGCATTGAACAAGTCGCCTCCTTGACGTGCTATGTTCATGAACGCTTCGTTTAATTTGGTTTGTGCATCAGATACTTGTGGAGATAAATTAGTATTAGTTGTAGATTGTGCCCATCTTTGTGCTCGGAGTTTGTTGACGGCGATCATGTCAGTTTGTGTAGCTTTAGCAACATCACCACCGTGAAAAATGTTAAAAATGAAATCTGATATTCCTTTACCAACCTTATTAAGATTCTTTGTCGCATCAAGTCCCATCGAGTCAAGTATACCCAAAATATCATTACCAATTTCTCCAAATCCGTGTGTGATAATACCACTAACAGTAGATCCCTCTTTCGCCGCATGTTCCGTTGCACCTTGGAAAAAACTTGTTGTCATAGCCATTAGTCCTGCGATTGCTACTGCGCCTCCTGTTGCTCCTGCTCGAGATGCTAACGAGGCTTTTCCTTTCATTCCAGTTCCACCTTTTCCGGTTAAGAATCTATTCATCCCACCAGCTACTTTACCTTTCATCCCACCAGACGCAGTCTGTATAGCTAACTGCGCAGCTATAAATTTCAAAAGTGATACAGATGATCCAATACCACCAGCAATCAAAGCAATTCCAGGATGATCCAAAATTGCTCCCTTCAATATTTTCGCTGTTAGTAATAAGTCCGTAGCTCCTACTTGTGCTTCACCAACAGTCTTCTCATCTTTCATTCTTGCTAAATTAGTCTTCTGTTGTTCTGATGCTATATTAACAAATGTTTTCCCTTGTTCCATACCAAGTTTAGTATAGATTGCCATTTGAGCAAATTCGCCTGCAAGTGAACCAGTTGCAGTTTTTGCAATCCGTTCTTGGTACTCACCCATAATCTTAGCATATTTTTCACTGCCTTCTGCAGTACCAATACCACCTTGGCGTTGGCCCAACATTATTATTTTTTGGATCTCTCTTCCTTGAGCACCCATTCCTGCAGCACCAAGAGCAGCCATTGCGTTAGCTGCTTGTTTTATTCTGTCTTGTGGTCCTTTTCCTGCTAACTGATCTAATGCTGTACCAGCCCGTTGAGCTTCCGCTGCTGTGTATCCCAAAGATAATAACAATTGTTGTCTTTGAGCAAGTTCGGCTAATGCTCCTTGTTTATCTCTTCTTCCGGCCAATTTAAATCTAACTTCATCTGTTTCAACAAAACCTTTAATCATCTCATTGACTTCGCTCATGTTCATACTTGTCATCTGAGCGACATCACGAAGTGATTTACCAAATCCTACAAGATTTCCCTGTCCGTCCATTAACGTACTAACTAATGGATCAACACCAGCGAGTCTCATTGTTTCGAATGAACCAGAAGCAAGTGCTAACGCTTCAGGTATGTCACCCGTATATCTAAATAATGAATCACGAGCGTCCGCTAATCCAGTCGCCCACGTTTCAACACCACCCATTGCAATTACTGCAGCACGGTTTTGATTTTGGAGTTGAGACATTACTTCTGGATCAACTGCAAGTTTAAATGATCTGTACATCTGATCGAGTGCGCCACCCGTATCTATTGCACCAGATTTAAGTTGAGCTGAAAAGTCTTGTACACCTTGCCCAACACCTCTCGATAGTGCAGCGACCGAGAAATATGATCCAATGTTTTGGTATGTACGTTTTAATACTTGCGAGAAGCTATTTGTGGTTTCACTGGCTTTTTCTACTTTGTCTGAAAATTCTTCTACGGAATCAGTAGCCTCTTCGTCCGCTTCGATTTTGTTTTTGGTCGCTTCGTCCATTTGACGTTGCATGCGGCCGAGATCACTATTCTCTCCACCGAATAGTCCAGCATTTTTAAATTCATTTGCAAATATATTCGCTGCTATTTGCACCTCTGCTTGTTCCATTATTGCCATTATTACGTTCCTGTGAAATTACTTACTTTGTTATTTATGTCATTGAACCCCGCAAGTACATCTACATAAATATGACATACTATACGGAGACAATAATGTCAGAAGAAAATACAATACAACATAACAATCAACCACCTCCACAAGAAAATCCACTGCTTAAGAATATTCGGATTCCTGGAGAGACGTTTACTTTACCATCTCAGGGAGTATTTTACAAAAATGGTGAATTATCGCCCGAGACTGAAAACGGTGAAATTTACATATATCCGATGGTAACATACGATGAAATTTTATTTAAGACCCCAGATAAAATATTTTCGGGTCAAGCAATCGAAGAAGTAGTTAGTCGCTGCTGCCCATCAGTATTGAAGCCACTCGAATTGTTAGCAAGAGATATCGATTTCATATTAGTATGCTTACGTAGATTGACTTACGGAGATATTATGGAAATTACATATACTCACGATTGTACAGATGCAAAAGAGCAGACGTACAAAATTCCTATGAGTCCTTTCATTACGAACTCAAAAAAACTCGATCCTACAACGATTTCGACATCATACCAACTCACACTAGACAACGGACAGGTATTAGAAATGTCCCCACCTAGATTCGGCAACGTGGTCAACATGTATCAAGCTGCCATGAACGAAGATAAGTATGAAGAGGATTTGAAGTTACTCGAAAAAGATGTACATGATACGATTATAGGAATGATTAAATCCGTCGATGATGTGACCGATAAACAATTTATCAGAGAATGGGTAGCAGCAATATCAGCAGGCTGGGTTCGTAAGATAAGCGATTCTGTTGGAAAAGTTAGTGACTTTGGTCCTGACTTTACTACAAAAGTAAAGTGCCTTGATTGTAAGAAAGAAATCGAAATCAGTACACCAATTAATCCACTAGCTTTTTTTATCTAACGCTGAAATCAGGCGATCAAGAGGAGATTACGATGATGTTTGATTTTATGAGAGGTGAAGTTAGAAGTCTCATCAAACATATCATTAACATCACATACTTCATGCGAGGAGCAATCCAATATGAAGAGATGATGAGACGTACTCCTGCTGAACGTCAACTATTCGAAGAATTTATTTCGGAACGATTGGATGTAGAAAAGGATAATCCTTTTCCTAACTACTAATTTGATTTCAGCGAGACAAAAACTCGTAACTAGGTAATCACTCGGTAAGAGTCTTTCCACCACTGCGGAACCATACTTGCAGTTTGGGAATATAAGAATCTCCAACTCTCATCGAGGATGTACACATT